TTACCATCCGGTCAACACGCGGGGGGTAGGGGTGCCCCCGTAGGGGGGGGGGGGGGGGGTGCGCACACCGCGGCGTACCCGCCGCTGCACAGCCGGCACAGCGCGCCCACCCGCAGCCGCACACGCACAGCCCTGCCTGCCAGCTGCCCGCAGCACACGCCCTGCCCTGCCCGTACCCCGCACCCTGCCTACCCGCTCCCCCCTAGCGCACACCCAGCTGCACACCCACACCCCACCTACCCCCTGTGCCCTAGCCCCCTGCTGCTACCCACACCCAGCTGCACAGCACCCCTGTATATGCGGTACCTCCCCGTGTGCAGAAACTCGGGCTTGACACGTAACCACGGTGGTGGTGTAGCGTTGCCTTTACACGGAACACACCGACGAAAGGAACGTCATGTCCATCACCAAGCGTATCGCAGCCGGCTTCTTCCTCATCGCAGCTCCGGCTGTCATCGCGACTCCGACGTGGATCGCTTCGGCTGATCCGATCTCGTTCGATCAGTCGTCGTTCCCTTGTGAGGAGGATGAGGTGCTCGGGTTCAGTCCCGAGTTCGGCCCCGACAAGGTCGGCTGCATCCACATCGACAGCCTCCGCTGATCGACCCAGCTGATTGAGCCCCTGGCCTTCGGGTCAGGGGTTCTTTCGTGTCTGACCGGGCCTTGACGAGTGACGATGGACATCTCGAAATTGACCCTTGACTCGTAACCGTGGTCGGTGCATACTTAGTTCATGACCGCTGCACTCATCATCATCAGCTTCATCCCGGTGATGCTCGCGGTGATCGCAGGCTACGCGGTCGTCGCTCGACCTTGATTCGTAACCACTCAGAGAGAGGGCATCTCATGGACATCATCCGCATCGGTGACTCGGTCCGGCTCACCTCGCCCGAGGATGGCCGGGAGTACGTCGGCACCGTGACCAAGCTCGGGATGTCTGGCGTCGCTACCGTCTGGTACGCGCACGACTACGGCACCGAGAAGATCGAGCAGTCCGAGTGCATCCGCTCGGCCCGTCTGGTGCGTGCCTGATGCTGCGTCGTGAGGACCTGCGGAAGGCCGCCAGCGAGGATGTGTCCGGGCTGAGCCGCGACGTGCTGGAGTTCAACTACCGGCTGCTGGCGAAGCAGTCGCTCGACATGATCGAGGAGCTCGATCGGCAGCACGGGCGTGAGACTGCCCAGCTGCGCGAGTTGATCGGTGTCGGTCAGATCGTCGCGGTGCTGCTGGCCTCGGCGCAGCGGGCGGGTAAGAAGACGGTCCGAGTCGACGACGTCCTCGCGCAGGCGTACGCGCGGTTGTCTGATGAAGGGTCACGGGACGGGATAGGCGTCGGCAATCCGCCGAGAAATTCCTCGACTAACTCACTTGACACGTAACCGCAAGATCGGTTAATGTAGACCTACAACACAACAAAGGCCAGCAAGATTCAGGCGAGCCCAGACCGCGCGTTGACCCTGATGCAAATCCCGTGTAATGCGGAGCCCCGGCCCACAACACTTTGAAGTCCAGCTCTGAGCCGAAGCACGTGGCTACGACGAGCTGGCACGAGCAGGCAGGATCGCTCAGCCGACATCACCGCGCTGACCGTGTTCGATTCACGGCTGCTCACGCTGACTTGATTCGTAACCAACCTTAGGAGGTCACCATGATCATAACCATCGCCAAGACCGAGGATCGTCGAGACCTGGACGCCTCCGTTAGGGAGATCTACGACGAGTTCAGCACCGCCGCGGACACGATGCAGCGCGTGCGCTACACGATGTTGATCCGCGGCGGCGCTAACGCGCTTCATCGATTCGGAAGCATCATCGTCCCCCAGCTCCGTGAGGACATGGGCGAGCCTGTCGTCGTCAGGTTGGACGACGCGTCATGACCATCCACATCGCATCGCACGGGCCCGCTGGCTGGACAGCCCGGGTGCTGTTCACCGCGGGCACCGTGCTCACGGTCGTCGACGAGCGAGGCCGGCGACACCTGATCGACACGTCCAAGACCACTACCCGCCGCATCGCGGCTTGACACGTAACGAGAGGAACACCATGACCAGCTACGTATTCATCCGCGAGGATGGCACCCGCATCCCCAAGCTGTACGTGCGTACCTCCACCAAGGAGTGCGCGATGCGCCTGTACCGCACCAAGTACGCCAAGTTCTCCCCGGGTGGTGTGGATGCCGTGCCCGAGGATGATGTGTTCGCCTTGGTGCTGGCAGACAACGGGTTGGACGACTTGGGAAAACTGATCCCGCCGAAAGGCGAGCCTGTCCAATGGCTTGATGACTCTCCCGAAAATGTTGTTCCGAGACCTTGACACATAACCACAGCAAAATATAGCGCCGCCTTTACACGGAACACACCGACGAAAGGAACACCAATGACCAGCACACACGCGTGGTTCGTCACGCTCTCGACCCCGGAGCTTCAGCGCATGGTCACCTCGGTGAACCGTGTCGCGGCTGCTGCCGCTGCTGCCGAGCTCGCGCTGCGAGGAGAGACCCGATGACCTTGAGCGATGCGATAGACCTGATCAACGCCGAGCGCGTGAAGTGGCTTCGATTCTGCGAAGAGGCCGCGGCCCGCGGCGACGAGGAGGACTGCCTAGTCGGCGGGGCTCGGGCCGGCGGCCTGGCAGACGCGCTGGTAATCCTGGCGAAAGTGGGTTCCTGATGAACGAGGCAGAACTCAAAGCGTTCAACCAGATCATCGCGGCGTCGTACTCGCCGGCTGAGCTTCGCAAGCTGTACCGGCGTAGCAACCCGGGCCTGCCGCTGAGCATCGAGCTGGCGTTGTCGGTCGGTGCGATCGTCGCTGGGGCTGCGCTGATGTTCCTGATCACGAAAGCGGTGGGGCTGTGAGCGGGGAGTGGTTCGAGACCGAGTACGGGGCGATGCACCGCTCGGACAACTGGCAGCTGGTCGCGAAGACCAACGGGTCGTACGACCTGTACCAGTTCGAGCGGGGCGACAACCCGTTCTGGTTCAAGATCCTGAACACCGATCTGGAGACAGCGAAGGTGTACGTCGAGTTCGTAGAGCGAGAGGACGTGGACGCGTGACCACTCCAGACCAGGTTTCGCCTCCCCGGGAGGATGGCGCAACGCCTCCCGGGGAGCTGCGGCTCACCGATCGTTGCGACGCGTGCTCTGCCGCGGCTATGGAGCGCTGGGAGAACGGTCAGTTCGAGCTGCTGCTCTGCAAGCACCACGCCACCGCCCACGCTGAAGGGTTGTTCACCGCATCGTGGGTGCGGACTGAGTCGTGGGCGTTCGTCCGCGAGAACCTGTCGGGAACCGTCGGACTAAAGAGAGTGAGGCAGGTGTGACTAAGCGCCTGGCCTTCGTCGTCTGGTTCATCGTCGGCGCTGTGATGCTCGCAGCGGCCCTGGTAGCCCCGTCAGCGCGTGCTGACGGGTTCTCCGGGTGCGAGCATCGGTCGGTGTCTCACCAGCTGGAGCACGGCGGTCTGAGGGCCGATTCTGACTGGCACGTGGCCCACGGGGACCTGCCGACGTGCGATCCGGAGAAGAAATCCGAGAGCAAACACGACTCAGCCGGCCCGGGCAAAGACCGCGGGAAAGACAAGAAGAGTCGCTACTGCAGATCCCGGTGGTGGTGTTGACCAGCGGCTCCGCTGCGGATCGAGTCGGGGTCTGGTAGCTGTAACGCCGGTATCGGTTGTGACGATGCCGGTTCAGCTACGAACTTAGTGACGTTTGACACTTGCGCCGGACTAGATCAAGTGGTCTACTTTCTCCCACGGGGGAAGAGTCCCAGATCTGGGACACCAGAAAACTACGTCGCATTGTCAAGTATCGAGGGGGTTGTGCCTTGCGCTGTAACAAGATGCAGGATACGTTGGTCTGTAATACAAGGAGGACCGATGAGAACCACCAGAGAACAGCTCCCCCGCCTCTCACTAGAAGTGATTGAGGCTCTGAAAGCTACGGGGGAGACTGAGGCGGATATCGCCCGGATGTACGGTGTGACACCACAGGCTGTTTCATGGCACGTCCACACGTACGGAGGCAAATTGACCGCCCGGCAGGTTATCCGCCGCGAATACCCGTTCAAGGTACCCGAGCCTCTTTCTCAGTGCGCGCCGCATAAACGCCTAAGGGATCATGGCGAATACATCGCCACACGCGGCAAAGGTGTGAAAGAATACAAGCTGAAACGTCTCCGGTCGTTTTACCGGATGCTTCGTGAGAACAATTGGGTTGTCGAGTTTGATCCGAACATCCCGCCTATACCCGGCGTCAGCAAACGCGGGGGTTGGGCATACAGGGAGCGCCAGGAATCCGACGAAGACCTACTCATCAGAGTCAACGAATACACAACTCTGTCCGAGATCGGACGTCATCACATCTGGCGTTTCCCGAGCGTGGAGCCCTGATAACCACCCGCCCCTTTTCTTAGAAGAATGGTTTGCACCGTATGTTCGAGATCACTTCCCGAGTTATCGGTAAGACAATCGTCCCTACTCTGAACGTGGTTAAAGACGCGTATATCCGCGCTAATACACTCGATCTGGTCCCCGGTATTCGCGGCCTCCACGTTTACCGCTCTACGTGGCTGACCGACGACAGCTACCTTTACCGGGAAGTGAAAGAATTCATCGACAGGTATTGCGAGCCTGATGCAGTCGAGCGCGAAGAGCGTCACGGCGACAAATACATCATGGGCGAAATCGGGGAATTTCTGAGCTATATTCTCCGTCGCGAATATCAGCCCGCGGACTTCAACCCGTGCCCGTTGCTCGTGGAGCTGGGCCTGTCCAAACAGCGTCGCTGCAACGCGACCCGCAAATCTAAAGAGGAGGCAGCATCATGAGCAACATCTGGGATCAGCCGGCGTACCAACCCGGCTACTACCCGCAAGCCGACGCGGCCGCTCGTGCGGCCAAGCGGAAAGGCCGTATCGAGGGCTGGCTGGCTCTGGGAGCCATCGTGGCGCTTATCGTGCTGATGTCGATCAGCCCCAGCCACGCGCTACTCGTGGTGTTCGGGACCGCGTACTTCGTCCCGACGATCGTCGCGTACTACCGGAAAGCCTCGCTGAAGCAGCCTGTCGCTGTGATCAACGTGTTCCTGGGGTGGACGTTCGTCGGCTGGGTTGTGGCTCTCGCTATGGCGGTGAAACGGTGAGTATGGAATGGGTTCGGCAAGCCTACGGAGTGCCTGCCCGCCGAGGCGGTCGGGTCAGGTTCTTCGGCACTGAGGGCACAATCACTAGCGCCTCCCACTACCTACGGGTTCGTACCGACGACGGTCGAAGGCTGCTGCTACACCCAACTTGGGAGGTCGAATATCTGTGACCGAAAACTTGACTCGTAACTACCAGTACGAGAAGAAACCCCGGTCGGTCTCGCAGCTGTCGCAGTTCGACAAATGCCCGTTCAGCTGGAAATTGGACAGGCATGAGCGCGTGTGGAAACGTCCAGCGGCCTGGCTGCAGCAGGGTACTGGGGTCCACGCGGTGGCTGAGAAATACATGCTATCGAAGCTCGCCGGCTCACCGCTGACGCGCGAAGAGTGCTATGAAATCTTCAAGGCCGAGTACGCCGACGGGATCAACGAAGCTACCGAGGAGACCCCGAACCTGGGGTGGTGGTTCGCCTCCGGGCCGTACCGCGGCGCGGACGACATCGAGCGTCGCTGGGGTATCGGGCTCCAGCAGGTGGACAAGACCCTGGACTGGATCGACAACCACCAGAGCTTAGAGGTGTGGCACACACCGGACGGCACGCCGGGGATAGAGCTCGCGATCGAGTTCGAGCTCGATGGGATAGAGATCCGCGGCTACATCGACGCGGTGCTCGTGCTCGACGGTGAGGTGCTGGTGGTCGACTGGAAGACCGGACTCAAGCCCGGGGATGACTTTCAGCTCGCGGTGTACGCGCTGGCGTTGAAACAGCTCTACGGCCTCGACGTCCAGCGCGGGATCTACTTCATGGCGAAGACCGGCAAGCCGACGTATCCGTACGACCTCACCGACTGGACCGAGGAGAAGATCACCGAACGGTTCCTGGCGATGGAGGCGAAGCTGGAGGCCGGGGAGTTCGAGCCTAAGCCTGGCGCTAGCTGCGCGAGGTGCGACGTGGCGTTGAGCTGTGAATACTCTATGGCCTGAAACTTGATTCGTAACGAGAGGTAACGATGAGCAATCCATCACTAGCGACCGAGGAGCAGCTGACCGAGCTGTTCGGGGTCGATACAGACACCGTACGACGCTGGCGCAAGCAGGGCTTGGCCGCGGTCGGGGACTACTCGCCGAAGTGGGGTAAGCCGACGCCGTTGTTCAGCGTCGCGGCCGCGTCCCGGTTCCACAGGAAGGAAGAGAAATGATCGAGATTCTGCGGGGTATGGCTGAGCAGAATTGGGTCCGATGAGTCCCATCATCTGGATTGCCATATTGGGCTTCCCGTTTTGGCTGGGGTTGGGCGAGGTGCTGGCTGCTCTCGGAGTGCCGCTGTGCCGGTCGTTTTGGCACGAGGTCGTCCTAGGGCACAAACCCGAGTTCATCGGTACGTGGGCCTACGAATGCTCCTGCGGGATTGTCCTGGAAGTGTGGGTGGGCAGTGACTGACTATCGCCTGGGCCTGCGGTGCACAAGCCGAAGAAGCGCCGCACCTATACAGAAGCCTATGGATTAAGGAGACCTAAATGACCGACAAAGTGCGTGACGAGCTGGCGGGCTTCGTCATCAGGGCGCAGTACGGAAGCCCGGGGCAGACGACTGCCGAGATCGTTGATGCGATCCTGGAGAAGTTCGACGTCACCGAGAAGCCGGAGCCTCCTGCCCCGTTCGGGACCGTCCGGGTCTCGGCTTCGAGTAACGGACGATCCATCAATGTCTTCATCAACAACGGCGACGGTACTTGGACGGCGATCTTCCACGACAAGGGTCATGGGGAGGGCTACCTGAGCTGGAGCACTTCGTGGACCGGCCCCGATCCGGGGGATAAAGAGGTCTTCCGGCCGTGACCGAGAAGCCGTGGAACCCGGACCCGAACGATCCGGCTCTGAAAGCCCGAGTCACCAAGCACCCCGACGGACGTCTGAGCGTCGAGCTGGAAGACAAGCGAGCGGTTCACGAACTCGGCGGGGTGCTGCGCGCTGCTCGCCGGGGTCTTCTCGGTCCTCCGCTGGTGAAGTTCCTAGGTACGACTGAGTCTGCGCTGATCAAAGCTACAGACAAAGTCTGGGCTGAAGAAGTCAAGGCCAAAGAGGAAGGCCGCACGATCTACAACGGGTTCATAGCGAGAGGTACGAAGTGAACAGGCTGGCTATGGCTGCGCTCGGAGGGTTGTCCCTAACCGGCGCGCTGGTGTTCGGGGTAGCCGCCGGGATCGCTCGGGTTATCGCTGTTGAAGACACGACGGAGGAGGTGCCCGATTCTCTCGATCTTGCAGTCGATTGACGCTAAAGGGTCTGCCGGTGACCCTCTGCCTGTACCGTTCCGGTCGCTGACCAAGCAGGGTATCAACTTCCTGCGGGGCCAGCTGGCGCTGATCGCGGCAGCACCCGGAGGGGCTAAGTCGGCGTTCACGCTTGCTCTAGCGATCAAAGGACGTATCCCGACGTACTACCTCTCGGCTGACTCGGACGCGTTCACGCAGTCGACGCGCATCCTCTCGATGGAGCTCGGGATGCCGCTGGCTGAGTCTGCTCGGGCGGTGCGCGAAGGTCAGTTGCCTCCGCAGGTGCTGACGTGGAACGCGGCCCCGGGGAATCCGCACGGTATCCCTATCCGGCTGAACTACTCGGCGCAGCCGACACTCAAGGTCATCGAGACCTCGCTGGCCGCGTACGAGGAGACGTTCGGGAACTACCCGCAGCTGATCGTGATCGACAACATCACGAACGTCATCACCGGGGTAGCCGCGAACGACGAGGACCCGTTCGGTGGTCTGGAGGTCCTGATGGACTGGCTGCACGAGAAAGCTCGGGAGACCGGCGCGTGCATCATCGGTCTGCACCACGTCACCGCGGACAACAACTCCGGTGACAAGCCGATCCCGCTGTCGGGGATCAAGGGGCAGATTGGGAGGGTTCCAGAGCTTGTGGCGACCTTACATAGGGTGCCCTCAACCTTTGGAGGGGACACCCTTCGTGTAAGCGTCGTTAAGAATAGATCGGGCCGAGCTGATCCCTCGGGCCGGCTGTACGCCGAGCTGAAGTTCGACGGCTCGAAGATGGAGATTAAGGATTTTTGATGGAGATCAACGAGGACGTGCGCCCCGATGGGTGTTGTGGAGTCTGTCCGGGAATTGTGGGCGGTGGATACGACTGCACATGCGCAGGCAACCCCCGATGCCCAAGGTTCGAAGGCACAGAAGAGGAGGATTTTTGATGCCCGATAACTTGATTCGTAACGAGAAACAGGACGTCACGGTGTTCACCACGGGCCCGGACTGCTTCAAATGCACGCTCACCAAGAACGCGTTGACCCGCGGCGGTGTGGAGTTCCGAGAGGTCCGCGTGGACCAGGACCCCGAGGCTCTGAAGCTGGTGAAGCAGAAAGGCTACGAGACCGCTCCGGTGGTTCACGTCGCCAGCACCGGCGCGTGGTGGGACGACTTCCGCGTGGACAAGCTCCGCGCGCTGATCGCGGGGGTGAAGAAGTGACCAACGAGTTACGTGACGTACTCACAGAAGCCCTGAAGGCGCACAAGCCGACGATGAAGCGGATCGGCCATCCGCGCCGCCAGGGTTTCCTGTTGAACCTCGACGCCTGCATTGGCTGCGAATGGACCGAGCAGGACGGTGGAGACCGCGACTCACATGTCGCTGATGTCATTGCGTCTCTTCCTGGCGTGGCGGTAATCCAACTACCCGAAGCGACATACGCCGAATACCCGGACGAATGGTCTTCGAGTACCGCGCCAGAAGACGAATGGGACACCTGGGTCGATGGGCGCGGAACCATTCAGGTTCGCACTCAGGGCTACGCCACGGCGGATGGCGCACGGACCCTGGCTGCCGCTCTTCTCGCTGCTGCGGCTGTAGCCGAGGGGGAAGACAACCATGCCTGAACAACCCATCGAATCGACCGAGGTGCTTGCCAGCGATGACGTGTATCGCGCGGCGTTAGTTGCTCTTCGCATGTGGCGTGAAGTCGGACGTGGCAGGGAGAGCTGGCGGGAGTACCGCGATAGTGCGGTGGCGTGGCTGCGATTGGCTGCGGATCGACTGGAGGATGTGCGATGAGTGATTTCCCGTCCGCTGTAGCCGAGGGGGAAGCGTGAGTATCCCCGAGCTGATCGCCTGGCCGACTATCGCGTGGGGTGTGGGTCTGACCCTCGTCGGGTGGCTGGATGGCGGCGGCTAAGCCTAAGCCCCGGCGCTGCGTCGACTGCGCAGCGGCCGGGATCACAACCCGCCGAGCCGCCCCTCACCCTGGTCCTCGATGCGCTACCCACCATCGCGAAAAGCGAACCGTCCGAAAGGATACGGCGTGGGAGAAGCGTCTTCTGGAGCTCTACGACATCACCGCCGATGAGTATTGGCAGATATACGAGGCTCAAGGCGGCAGGTGCTACATCTGCCGCAAAGGCCGAGGACTGCGGAAGAAGCTGGCCGTCGACCACGACCACCGAACAGGACTCGTTCGCGGGCTGCTGGATACGCCCTGTAACCGAAACGTGCTAGGTCACCTCGGTGACGACCCCGAAGCTCTCCAGAGAGGGATCGACTACCTGGAGAACCCGCCCGCGTTCGCGGTGATCGGGAAACGGATCGCTCCTATCGAGGTCCCGAACTTGAATCGTAACCAAGGAAGGAAGAAACGATGAAACCGACTGCACGACCGAACCTGCTCCGTCAGCAGCTGCTGGGGGCTCTGCTGGACCCGCGTAAGTACGCGCTGGCCCGGAACGTCTCGGAGCACTCCGTCGACCGCACCGCTCGGAGGTGGGGCAAGTGACCTTCTTCATGTACGTGATCTACCCGACCATAACGTTCTGGGTGGGTTTCTTGATCGGAGTCACCGGATGACCGGCTGGATGAAGATCGAGGCGTTCATCAAGGTCGATCCGACCACCGACACCGAAGACGTCTACGAGTTCCTAGACGACGCGCTCAAGCAGCAGTTCCCGTACCACGAGGGTATCGAAGTGTACGAGGTCTTCCGGTGGAACCTTCACAGACGCTGATCGCGAAGGTCATCGAGCGGCTGGCCCCTGACTGGGTACCGCCCGAGGACACGGGCCGGGTGTGGATCCCCTGCCTCTGCTGGCACCACGAGGAGTCGCGGCCGTCTGCCGCGGTGTCGTACCAGCTGAACGCTTTCAACTGCCTCGCTTGTTCGGCGCGGGGCAACGCGATCACGTTGCTGATGACTTACGAGGAGGTGAACTATCAAACAGCAGTCGAAAGAGCACAAGAGCTATCTCCTTCAGGCGTCGCAGCGTTATCACAAAGCACTGGCTGGGTCCGCGGCCGAGGAGTATCTGGCAACCCGCGGGCTGACCGCGCCGGCTATCGCAGAGGCGGTGACGCAGTTTCGCCTCGGGTACGTGGAGGAGCCTCTACCGGGTCACGAGATGTACAAAGGGATGCTCGCTATCCCTTACCTGCGATGGGCTCCGGACGAGCGGTGGCAGGTGGTCTCGCTGAGGTTTCGTCGCCTAGACGCCGCCGAGGGTAAACCGAAGTACCTGACCGTCCCGGGCGACACCGGGCGGCTGTACAACACGCTGGCGCTGCTGCAACCGGCTCAGCGTATCGGGATCGCGGAGGGCGAGATCGATGCGTTGACAGCGTCTGTCGCGGGGTTCCCCACGGTCGGGGTTCCCGGTGCGCAGGCGTGGAAAGAGCACTTCCGCGAGCCGTTCCTCGGGTACCGGGAGGTGTTGATACTCGCGGACGGTGACGATGCGGGTATGCAGTTCGCTGAGACGGTGGCGGGTGTTCTGCCCAACGCCAAGATCATCCCGATGCCCGATGGCTCGGATGTCAACGACCTGGTGCTCAGCCAGGGAGTACAAGCACTGAAAGACAAGGTAGGGATATGACAGAAAGCATCCTGGAAGAGGCGCAACGCCTGATCCACGGGCCGCGCAACAAGAACTACGGGCACCCCCGGGAGAACTTCGCCGACATCTCCGCGTTGTTCTCCGCGTACCTGGAGCGTCCGATCTCTGACCTGGACGTCGCGAACCTGATGATCCTGGTCAAGGTGGCCCGGGTGAAGGGTACGGGGTATCACCGGGACTCTTACACCGACATCGCGGGTTACGCCGGCTGCGCCGAGCGGATCTACGAGGAGCCGGTAGAGGAGGACGGTCAGCTCGCCCTGTTCGATCTTCCGCTGCCCGACGACTTGATTCGTAACGAGGACGAGGACTCGCTGACCTGGATCGACTCGCTGAACGACATGGTCATCGACCTGGACGAGGTCGTCGAGTGATCGGCGTCGGTAAGACCCAGGCCCTCCCGGGGGGATTCGTGGTCGTCGGAGTCGAGCTCGGCGATAACTGCACCTACACATCTGTCACCAACGCAATCAACGCGCTGGACGACGTCTACCGATCAGCACGCGCGGAGCTAACCCTCCTCGCAGAGAAGGGAACCAAATGACTCAGCGTATCGTCTTTCTACCCGATACTCAGCTGCCTTACGAGGCGCGCAAAGAGATGCAAGCGGTCATCCGCTTCATCGGGGATGTCCAGCCGTACGGCGTGGTACATATCGGTGACGTCCTAGACCTGCCGCAGCCCTCGCGCTGGAATCGGGGAACCAAGGGCGAGTTCGAGGGTTCGGTGTACCGCGACGCGGACTACGCCAAGAAGAACCTGATGGAGCCGCTGCGCAAGGTCTACGACGGCTGGATCGGGATGCACGAGGGCAACCACGATCTACGAGCCCGCGAGTACCTGGTCAAGAACGCACCGGCCCTGGAGGGTACGCACGCTTTCGACATCGACGTGCTGCTCGACTTCGACGGGTTCGGTGTGGAGCTGCTACCTGACTTCTACGACATCGCTCCGGGCTGGATCTCCACTCACGGGCACATGGGCAAGATGACGCTATCCCAGATCGCCGGATCGACAGCGCTCAACGGTGCCAAGAAGTTCGGCAAGTCCGTGGTCTGCGGCCACACGCACCGGCAGGCTGTCGTCTCGCACTCGTTCGGGTACGGCGGCTCGGTGCGCAAGACCGTCACCGGCATGGAAGTCGGGCACCTGATGGACATGAAGAAGGCCAACTATCTAAAGGGCGGAGCTGGGAACTGGCAGATGGGCTTCGGGATGCTCACGGTCGATGGCAAGCATGTCAAGGCTGAGATCGTCCCGATCCTGGGAGGCAAGTTCACCGTTGACGGCCAGGTCTGGGAAGTCTGACGCCGTGGCCTTGACACGTAACGGGAACGTTCTGCCGTACCTGCACTTCGAAGCCCGGTCCCGGGAGATTCCCCGGGTCGAGCTGATCGAGGTTCTGGTCGAGGAGACCTACGCCAAGCGCAGTCTGGAGCCGGTGAATGGATGACTCTCTCTTGGACAAGCGCCTCAGACGAGGTGCGAAGTCCGCGGGGGTGGAGTGGTCTCTGACAGCCGATCAGCTGGAAGACCTGACCGGGGACCTGTGGGTCGCTGTTCTGGAGAAGTCGTCGCGGATGACCGCGGCTACGCAACCGTCGGAGGGCGAGGCTATCTCGTTCCTGCGCCGTCACGCGTATCAGATCCTGAGCGAGTCCGCGTTCGCGGACGACCTGGCCCGGGGTGACTGGGACTACTCATCGGAGTCGATCAAAGACGCTCTCAAAGGTCGGTCGGACAACGTGTATCTGATGGAGGTGATTCCGCAGGCCGTCAACCGTCTCGGGGACCGCCAGAAGAACGTTCCGGAAGAGGAAAAAATCCCTTATGCCGAGGTGCTGAAAACTAGGTATCTGGACGGGATCATCCTCCGGGATGACGCCAGTAAGAGCCGATTGAAGAGGGCGCACAAGGCACTGCTCGAAGAGGTTCACCGGCTGATCGTCGAGATGAGCGACCACGACGGGCCAGGCTCACGGTCCAAGGTGTTCCCGGACTCGATCCGGTCGCACAACGGCCCGAGTGACCCTGTCGGGGAGCTGGCTACTCGTCTCGCTGACGACGGGTGGAAGCCAGCCGGCGAGGACGGTCTGACGTACCGGGAGCTGGTCGACCTGGCTACCGCCGAGCAGGTGACCTCCAGTGCTCCGAAGCATTACCGGGCGTGCCCGGTGTGCCACCACATAGTGCCGATCAGCTCGGGACGGTTCAGGGATCACCTGATCCCGTCTTGCGCAGGGTCAGGGGCTGCTGCGTGAACATCTTCGACGGCCAGTTCAGCGGTATGTCCGGCGTCGACATGTACCGAGCGTGGGTGACGCCTGAGCTCTACCCCAACCAGAAACCAGCCCTCCTGGCTAATTGGTCAGACGAGGACAAAGAGATGTTCGTGGGTGCCGAATGGACCCGCGACTACAACCGGAAGGAAACCGAATGACTGTCACCACCGATCCCTGGGGCTCGAACGACAACGGCCCCGAGCAGCCTGTCGCCACCACCGCTCCTGCGACCACCGTGGTCAACAACAGCAGCAACGTGGCACCCGGCGAGGGCAAGATCGTCACCACCCTGAAGGGTGGCCGGGGCTTCGACGCTCCGTGGATCGTTATCCACGCTTCGTCGGTCGAAGAGTCCGACGCTCTGCTGGACGCGAAGTTTAAGGACTACATGGACAAGGTGAAGAAGGTCGCCGCGGCGTTCGCGGGCGGATCGTCTGCACCGGCTCCGGCTCAGTCCTCGGGCGGCGGGTACCAGCGACAGGCTCCGCAGGGTGCGCAGGAAGCCCCGGAGTGGGCTCCGCCGAAGCCGTACGACGACTTCGTCTACAAGACCGGTGTGTCGAAGAAGACCGGCAAGGTCTGGCACGCTTGGATGCCTCCGACCAAGGATGACGGTCGCGACGCCAAGTTTTTCTACGCAAATTAACTTGACTCGTAACCACCTAGGAGGGTGTAATTGAGCGAGGAAATCAAGGCTCCGAAGTTCATGGTCATGCTCCAGAACGGGTTGTTCTGGACGTACCCGGACGACTGCGAGTACCGCATCAGCGGTGACGAGCTGGCAGTCAACTTCGGGGAAGGGGAGTACCGGGTGTTCCCGATCAAGAACAACATCGCCTACTACGGGCGAGTGATGGTCAAGGAAGAAACCCCGGAGGGTCAGATCCGCTGGGAGCTGGGGCTGTGAAGAAGTTGGTTGCAGCGGTGCTGCTGGGAGTGTCAGCGATCGGCCTCACGGCGTGCGAAGGCGGTGAGGACAGCCCCCCCCCCCGAACGGAGTAATCATCGTGGGCGGGGTGCCGTATTTTTACTGACTGCGACTTGATTCGTAACCACTAACGAAGGGAGGGGCGGGTGAAGCAACACCGCTACCAGATCAAGGACGAGACAGTTCTGGTCAACGTCGTAGAGCACGAGGATGATCTCGACGGGTTCGAGAGCTTCATCCGCTCCAACCTCCGGATTCTCGGTCTCGATACCGAGACCACGGATCTGGGGATCTACAAGCCGGACTTCGGTATCCGGTTGATCCAGTTCGGTAACCCGTGGGAGTCGTGGGTTCTGCCGGTGGAGCAGGGCGGTGTGTTCGTAGGAGCCGCCGTCACCGCTCTCCAGAAGGTCCAGCGCTTCGTGATCCATAACGCCGCGTTCGACCTCCAGGTGATCGAGCGGACGCTCGGTGTGCCGATGGAGCAGATGTGGCCGAAGGTCGAGGACACCAAGATCTATTCGCACCTGGTAGACCCTCGGGCCTACAAAGAAGGTGGGACCGGCCACAAGCTGGAAGAGCTGACGAAGTTCTACATCGACCCGGTGACCGCCGAAGAGGTCAAAGCCTCGATGGCTCGCCTGGCCAAGAAGCACAAGACCACCAAAGACAAGATCTGGGCTCTGGTCGACCTGGACGACCCGGACTACGAGCTGTACGCCGGCATGGACACGATCCTGGTGTCGAGGCTGCTGGGCAAGGTAGCCCCGCTGGTTCCGGAGTCGTCGCACAAACTGATCCCGTACGAGCACAAGCTCGCCGAGGTGATGTCGTACGTCGAACGCACCGGGTTCCTGCTGGACGTCGACTACTCGGAGAAGCTGTCCGCGGACATGCTGCGGAAGTCCGAGCACTACACCGCGGTGGCTCGGTACGCGTACGGGGTCGACTCGGTGAACTCCACCGAGAAGCTGGCCGACGGCCTGGAGCGTACGGGCGTGAAGATCAAAGGCCGCACGGCCACGGGTAAGCGCCAGGTGAACGCCGAGCTGCTGGAAGCTCTGGCTGAGGAGGGCAACGCGCTGGCGAAGGCTGCGATCGAGGCGAAGAAGTGGGGTTCCTGGGAGAAGACCTGGGTCCGCAACTTCATCGAGCGGCGGGACGCCAACGACCGGGTCCACCCGGGGATCAACCCGCTACAGGCGCGTACAGGCCGCATGAGCACGTCTAACCCGTCGGCTCAGAATCTGCCGTCGGGAGATTGGATGGTCCGCCGCTGCTTCCTGGCGGACCCGGGGCAGATCATCGCGTCGGTGGACTACCGCGCTCAGGAGCTCCGTGTTCTGGCCGCGTTGTCCGGCGATCAAACGATGCTCCGGGCTTTTGAGGAGGAGTCCGACCTGCATCAGGTGACCGCGGATGCTGCAGGCGTGGATCGGAAAATCGGCAAGATGGCCAATTTTCTTGTGTGCTACGGGGGAGGGGCGGGCAAGCTCGCCACCAACGCAGGTATCACCTTCCCCGAGGCCAAGAAGGTCCTGGAGGTCTTCGCGACCACCTACCCAGGCGTCGACACGCTCAACAAGCGGATGCAGCAGGAGGCCGGCTCGGCGGGCTTCATCGTGACGCCCACGGGGCGGCGGCTTCCGGTCGACCCAGACCGTGCCTACTCGGCGCTCAACTATCTGATCCAGAGCTCGTCACGTGACGTTACTGGCGCGGCTGTACTGCGCCTGCACGAGGCGGGCTTCACCCCGAACATGCGGCTCGTCGTCCATGACGAGGTGCTGCTGTCCCTCCCGGAGGCCGACGCCGAGGCGGCAGTCAAGGAGGTGGGCCAGATCATGGAGCAGCGCATCGGCCCGGTGCTGGTGAATACCGATCCCGAGGTCACAGGTAAGTCCTGGGGCAGTGGATACATGGATGAAGAGACGATGGCTCGTCACGACGCCGAGCTTCGTTCTCGCGGCTTCTAACTTGATACGTAACCAGGAGGATAAGGGTGACCAGCTTCGCATTCGTGGAGTGCGATCCGAGATACATGATCGACTCGGACGGGAACGTCTACGGCCCGAAGGCCGGGGTTCTCAAACCCTTCAAGGGCGTGAAGGGCAAGTACCTGCAGGTGGCTACCGGAGGGCGGAAGCATCTGCTCCATCGGCTACTGGCCGAGACGTTCATCCCGAACCCCGAGGGCAAGCGCTACGTCGCGCACAACGACGGCAACGGGCTGAACGACAGCCTCGACAACCTCCGATGGGCCACCCAGTCGGAGAACATGGCGGACACCAAGATTCACGGGACCGCTCCTACGGGCACCCGGCATTGGAACGCTTGCTTCACCCAGGCCGACGTCATGCACATCCGCGCGCACAAAGGCGCGTACCGAGGCGTTCAGCGGGACCTGGCGCACATGTATGGGGTGGTGGAGTCCGTAATCCACAACGTCATGCACGGCGTCACCTACCCGTCGGCTTGACACGTAACGAGGAAGGAACAACATGGAATTTCAAGAGTTTTGCGACCGCATTTATCAGGTGTTCTCGCAGACCACCGGGGCTGAGGACCGCTTCTGGGCGGTCGAGGAAGACGACGACCTCGGTGTGTTTGAGGTTTTCGCCGTCGGCCAGGACGAAAGCCGGGTGTGGGTCGGTCGGTTACGTAGCGAGGCTGACGCCGACTTCGTCGCCTCGATCCACGGCGCTATCGCGGACATGGTGCGCAGGTCGATGGAAGCGATCGACGACGCGGCTCGGCTGGAGCTGGAGCGCGACAACCTGATGGGCCGGGTCTTCGACCTGGAGCTTGAGATCCAAGGGCTCAAGAGCGAGCTGGACCGTTACGAGGGGGCGGAATGAGTAAGCACGAGTACTCCATACATCACCCGATCCGGATCCATTCCCAGGTCCACCTCGCGGCACGCCTCAACCTACTTCGGCGTGGGTTCAGTGATGAAGGCCGACACCGGCTGCCGGACGTCCGATTCAGCCAGGAGCTACCCGGCGGGACGGTCTACTGGTCGGTGAACCGGAAGGGCTTCTTCCGTCGCGACGACAGCCTCCCATCGGGATGGGTGCAGCGCATCTACCCGCGTGTAGCTACCAGCTTCAGGACCGCGGAATGAAGCGGGTGCGTGAACTGGTGCTGATCCGGATGCTCGACCACGAGGTTCGGCTGGAGCACCTGATCCAGATCGTGCGGGGGTGGTTCCGGTGAGAGAGCTCTGGGGTAACGACGCCAGGAAGTGGCTGATCCGCAAGAGCCCGCACACCCAGGAGTGGATCGTGTTCCCGTCGGTCGGATCGTTCTACGGCGTCATCACCTTCCACCCGGACTACGAGTCGGCACGGGCCGACTTCATCAGACAAACAAGGAGACCATAGTGAGTAAGAAGAAAGACAAAGACAGCCATCTCAAGCTCATGCTGAGCATCGTCTCGATGGAGGCGTACCTGGGCGAGCTCATGGAGTCAGCACGGATCGTGGAGGACCGACTTACCGAGGCGGTGGATCTGCTGAAGATCATCTCGACGCAGACCCGTCAGTCAGAGGTGATTACGGTGCGTCAGCATGACGATCCGGAACTGCAGCGTCGTAAGGTAAGCGCGGCTCAGGAGATCGAGGCCATCCGCGCCGAGGAGGCGGAGCGCTATCACGCCTACCGTGACAAGCCTCTGCAGCCGTACGTGCGGGTCCACGAGGCCCCGTAAACCCCTCTAGCGTCCACGCTGACGGACGCAACCACACAACTGAATAGAGACTACCAGAGAGCCCTCTACGTGCCCTTACACGGCGCGTAGGGGGCTTTTCTGCGTTCTCGGGTAGCCGCTCTACGACATCCCGGTGTGTAGCCGTTCGACCACGCTGCCGAGCCTGAGATGCTGCTCGTACTCCTGCAGATCCCCGAAGTCGATCGTGCGAGTCAGCCCGCCGCGGACGTCGAACGTCAGCCGAACGTTCATCGACCGGAGCCAGGTGTTCTTTGCCGCGGTGTCCTGCTCTCGCCACCAGTCCCCGAACCTCTGCCCAGTCTCTCGCCACTCCCAGCCCGACGGACGAGCCTCCAGCCCTTCCAACTCCTCCTGCCGCGCGGCCAGCGCCGCAATACGAGCGTCGAGTGCTTCGCGCTGCGGAGACCCAACCCGGTAGGCCGGAGAGCCGATCAGCGACGTCAGGTCCACCAGCTCCGCGTTCACCTCCGCGAGTTCGACCGCCGAGTCCGAGCCGGCTACCCAGACTTTCTCCAGACGCTCCGAGTCCCCGAGCAGATCCAGCACCTGCTCCTCGCAGAACGCGTCCCACTCCGCCATCGCGACCGTTCCGTTCCCGCAGTGCTTCGGGAACCCCATCGAGCGGCAGCGGTAGCGCGGGTGCTTACGTCCTCCCCCGGCGAACTTGTACGCGGGCTCCCCGCACACCGCGCAGAACAACACCCGCAGCAGCAGCGACGGGGTGGAGACCGCGGGCTTGGTCCGGTCGGTCTTCACGAGCTCGGCGCGCAGCGCCTCCAGCTGCTCACGGGTCAGGATCGGCTCAGCCCGCACCAGCGGGGCTCCGTCGTCGTCTCGGACGGTCTTACCGTTCAGAGTCGCGTACCCGAGCATCGCCTCGGAGATCAGCGAACGCTTCAGCGCGGTAGCCGACCACTCCCGGCCCTGCGGCTCGCGGCCTTGCAGCTTCGCGAAGTAGTCCTTAGGCGACAGGACACCGCGCCGGTTCAGGTCGTAGGCGACCAGGTGCAGAGGCTCGTGGTTGTCGACGACGCGGTGATACACCTCGAGGATGCGCTCTCGCTGCACCGGGTCCGGCACCAGCCGCCACTCCCCGTCCACGCGCGTAGGCAGGTAACCCCACGGCGGCAGGCTTCCGCGGTATTTCCCGGCGCGGATATTGAAATGCGCCGCCGAACGGTTCCGCTCTTTGATCGCTTCTAATTCCATCTGCGCCACAGTCCCCATAAGCGCGATGACGACCGCCGCGAACGGCGACGTCGTGTCGAAGTGCGCTTCGGTCGCGGAGACGACCAGCTTCTTGTGGTCCTCGGCCCAGTGCACCAGCTGCTGCAGATGCCGGATCGATCGGGTCAACCGGTCTACCCGGTACGCCACGATCACGTCGAACGGTTGCTCCTCGAACGCTAGCCACCGGGCCAGGTTCGGTCTGCGCTTACGGTCGAACGGATCGACCGCTCCGGAGACGTCCAGATCCTCCGCTACCCCGACGACGTCCCAGCCGCGCTGGGCGCAGAGCTGCTGGCAAGACTCCAGCTGACGCTCCGGTGAAGTCGTAGCATCGGTGACGCGGGACAGTCGGATCACTACCAGGGCTCTCATGGGTTTGTACCGTACACCACTGAGACCGCGGTGGTTGACCAGACAAACCACGAAGACACAGGTCATCACGGCCATACCCACTGAAACACAAAAAGCCCCCTACCTAGCCTTCTCGGGCCGGGTAGGGGGTTTCTTGGTATGCGAGGTCAGTAGGTTTCGGTGACCTCTTTGTGGGCGCGGCCTCCGCCGCAGCGGACCTCGCAGCCGTACACGGTCTTCAGCTTGCCGTTCTTGAGGACCTTCTTGATAGAGCCGTCCGGGTTCTTCACCAGGACCCACTTCGCACCCTGCCCGCCGGAGCCGGTAGCACAGGCGTGCTTGTAGATCTGACCGTGACCGAAGCCGTGGTTCGAGCAGTGAGCCGGAGCAGCCTGGGCGATCGGCGAGACGCCGAGCCCGAGACCAGCCGCGAGGATGCCCGCAGCAGCGATAGTGCGTAACATAACAGTGCCTTCCTGATGGCGGGTGTGCGACCGACGGGGCTGGTTTCTCAGGCCTTAGCCCCGCCGGTCGTTCTCTTGCAGACGACTTTACTCGTAACCTGGTTACGTGTCAAGCGCGAATCATTCCCACTCGATCAGGACGTAGCCGTCACCGCCGCTACCTGCGTTTGATCCGCCCGTGTTTATGCTCCCGTCAGTCCCCCTGCCGCCGTTCCCCGCGGGGCCGGAGCTGGTTCCGTTGCTACCGCCGCTGAAGCTGTTGTCGTTGGAACGCACGCCGCCCCCGCCGCCGCCGCCAGCGCCTGAACCGTCCGTCCGGCTTTGCCCGCTAGAGGGGTTACTACCGCCGTTGCCGCCTTTGCCGCCTGTATAGCCTGTTGCGGATATGCCGGAGATGCTGGTTGTACCGCCGGCCCCGCCGCTTCCGCTGGCCGACGAGTTAGTACCCTTCACGCCTGCTGCCCCTCCGCTAGCCGTCAGGGAAACGCTACCGGACGAGAACACAGTCGAGCCGCCGGGCGTGCCGTTATTGCCGTTGGACGATCCCGCCGCCCGCGCTCCACCGGCACCGCCGAGGCCCTGGATGAGGGTAAACGTCGAGCCGAGAGACGCGCGTGGAATCCAGACGCGGTCGATGTAGCCACCGCCACCACCACCGCCGCCGTAGCGGTAGCCGGAGTTGGCTCTGCGGCCGGAGCTGCCGCCGCCGCCCGCACCACCGAGGGTGACCCAGCAACCGGATGCGCCCTCGGGCACCTGCTCGTCGATCAGATCCTCGTAGCCAGGGTCTTCGCTGGAGATCGTGAACGGGGTGAAGTCCGGGACCGGAGGCCAGATCCTCATCGCGCCGACGTAGATCGTCGCCGCAGCATCCCCGACGAACACACCGACAACGTCGAGGCCACCGACCTTCAGACTCATTCGAAGACCACGTAGATCGTGTCAGGGTCCGGAGACCCCAGCTCGTCGTAGTCCTGCTGGGTGATCACCAGGATCGACTTGCCGTCGAGCGCGTCTTGCATCGCGTTGTGCTCCGAACCCAGCTGGTTCAGAAACGCCGCATCAACCTGCTGACCAACACCGTCTGTCCAGTTCTCGGGAAGTGCCATGCGTGCTCCTTAGAAGCGGATAAACCCGTCGGTCGGCCAGATCACACGGATGTCCGACCCGTTCGGGATGACGAATTGGTAAGTAGGGGAGTCGTGATACGACAGCAGCGTCGACGTAGACGCGGTACCGGTGTGCTTGTAGACGATGACCGCCTCGCCCGTGTCACCCGTAACTTCGGGGAACACCGTCGGGTCAGCCTTCACCCAGCCGGCGGAAGTCACCGACTTGCCGGTCAGGCTCTCCGAGACAGCGATGATCGCCCCGGACGGGATGTTCGCCAGCGTCGTGTGCGACGTCAGGTTCACGGTGTAGTCGTCGGCGTCGATCATCAACACCCGGATGTCGTCGTTCAGCCAGTCGATATCGCCTCTGGCTGCCGCAGCACGGCAGCTGTTGTAACGAGCAGAAATCTCTTGTCTCCTTAGATCTCGAACGGCACGTCAGCCGGGATCTGGTTGTCACCGGTGGACTCGACCGTCAGGTACAGCGTCGGGTCACGGACCTCGTCCGCGTCCTCAGCAGGATCAGGACGGAAGATCCAGTCCCGGTGACCGGTGGACTCGGGGTTCAGCAGGTAAGCGATCTGGTAGAACAGGTCGACCGCGTCGGCGTGCCCAGCGAAGTTGTTCAGCATCGTTGCGATGACCGAGCCGTCGTCCTGGTTGTAGAACAGCACCGCGATGTAGCCGCCGAGGTTGCCGACCCATCCGAGCCAGTGCCCCCAGCAGATCGAGTTCAGACCGAACCCCATCCACCCCGGACCCTGATGAGGTCCCGCAGGCTCGTACTCGACGTATCGTGTGAAGATCTCTTTTCGGAGCTGGTTCATCTCCTCGGACAGGAACTCGCCCTCGTACAGCGCTTTGCCGAACTTGACGAAGTCCTCCATGTTCCCGGCGAGAGAACCGGCCGCGTCCGACCACGTCGTGGACACCGCGGTCCACTCCAAGTCCTTGGACGTCGGGTATCCGAGAAGCCCAGCCAGGAACGCGAACGGCCCCAGGATTGCCTGAATCTGCGGGAGCGCCATGTTAGGCGTCCACCCGCGGACGTACGGCTGGTTCATGTAGTTCGTCGTCGGCCAGTGCAGAGACTCCATGCCGACGGTGTTCTTCCACTCCTCGACGATGAGTTCCCGGGCCGAGCGACCTGTGTAGAACTCCGCGTCGCACCATTCGAGGATCTTGCCCATCAGCAGCGTCGCCGCGTTCGAGTAGTGCGAGTCGGTACCCGGCTCGAACACCGGGGTAGACGCACGGATGTAGGCCAGCGGGTCGTAGTTCAGCGTCGGGTTGAGGAAGTACGTCTGCTGAACCGCCGGGTCGCCTTGCAGCCAGTCCTTCAGACCGTCCTGGAACAGGAGCAGGTACCGCACGGTGATCTTGTCGCCGTTCGGGATACCGTCGATGAACTGGTCGAGCGTGTCGTCCCAGTCGACGTGACCCCGGTCGATCTCCCGGAGGAGCAGCGTGTTACACGCCATCTTCGAACACGATCCGTACCGGAAGTTCTGCTCCAGGAACAGAGGCTGATTCGCGGTGCGGTCCCCGCCGTACGCTTTGTAGTACGACCCGGTCGGAGTTTCGATCCCGACCATCGCGCCGTCCACTTCTTTACCAGAGGTCGGCTTCATCTTCGCCGCCACCAGCGCATCGATCTGAGCCCGCACCGCCGGGTCCAGCGGATCGGCGGGAGACAGCTCATCGGTAGCGGCCTCCGCCTCCAGCTCAGCCAGCGTCTTGGGCAGCGACTCGTTACCCGCCATGTCGATAGCGGTGACCGTGATCTGGTCGGAGTAGTCGGTGCCCGGAGTCAGGCCGGTGATAGTCACCGACCCGAGCTCCGTAACCGGGGATGTGTTCTGGCGCACGCCGTTGCGGTACACGTTGTAACCGCGAAGTCCGCTAGGCATCGTCGACAGCTCCCGAGGGTGTGATAGTGATCGAGGTGGACGTCGCAGACACGTCGACGTGCAGCGCAGAGACGTTCGGAGGCGTAACGTCGCCTTCGCCGTCACCCACGACCTCGCCGGGCAGAGCGCCCTTGCGGAACTGGACAGCCGCGCACGCGGGCCCACCGGGACCACCTTGGGTGTAGATACCGAGCCAGTGACCGCCGTTGCCGCCGCCGCCAGGCTTGGTACCAGCGCCGCCGTACGCGTGCTGATCGCCGCCAGCGGCCAGCTTCAGGCCGTTGTATTCGACTTCCTCGATGCCCTTACCGACCGGCTTGCCGAGCGCCACAGGACGCTGACCGGAGCCGTTAGAGCCGTTGGCAGCGGACACCTCGAACCCGGGGATCGACAGCTCAGCGCCATCCCACTCCAAGATCGTGGTGGTACCGGAGAAGTGCTCACCACGGGTCCAGGTCACGGTGTTGACGCCGCCAGGCTGACCGGGGTTGCCGTAGAACCCGAGGAACCCGTCGGCACCCTCGCCACCCTTACCGGTGACGATCGCGTCGATGCGGTCGCACCACGCCGGGACCGGGATAGCTACAGGCTTCTCGAAGAACTCGACCTGCGGGTCGTGGTGATCCGAGCCGGTGCCGGTGTCCACCGCGATACCGACGCGGGGGACGTTGTCGGTCCAGGCGACATCGGCTTTGTCCAGGGTGGCCGGGGGAAGAGAAGGCGTCGACAGCGAGCGGGTAGCCCCGACGTTGCCGATCGGAGCGCCGTCGTTGTCCGGGAGGTTGAAGTCCCGGCCGCGCATCGTGTGCGTGCCGCCGACGGCGATGAACTCGTACGCCAGCAGGTCGCCGGCTACAGCCGCGATCGGGGTAGTGAGTTCGTAAGCCATGTTCGCGCCGGGGGACGCGGAGCCCGCCAGCAGACCCGCGATGTTCTCGGACTGGTGGATCAGCTCTCCCAGCTCCGGGGCGGAGCGGTCGTCGACGCAGCGGTAGACGTTGATGTAGAACTCGGTGATGCCCGAGGTGCCCCAGCCGATCCAGGTGATCAGGCCGATAGGCATCGACTGCTCGATGACATCGAACGCGATGATCGAAGTGCCGGGGGAGACCGAGACCGTGGAGTTCAGGGTGTCCAGGTCGAAGTTGCCGCGCTCGGACTTGTACAGCCCGGACTTCGGCTTCTTGTTGTTCTGGATACCGAGGATGTCCCAGGCGAACCCGCCGCGGGCAGCCGCCGAGGAGATCTGCTCGATCAGCGACTGGAGATCCGAGATCCCCGCACCGATGCCGGTGACACCGACGATGCCCGAGACGATCGCATCGACGATGCGCTTGATGGTCTCTTCGATCGACCCGCCACCGAGCACACCTCCGACCGCACCGGGCCGGATGTTGGTCAGCGAGAAGATCAGGTCTTCGATCGTGTGCCCGATGTTCAAGGTGCCGGTGAGCGCCTGAACGATAGCGTCGATCACCGCGCCGATACGGGCCGCGGCGTGCTCCAGTTCGTCGCGCAGCTCTTGCGGCAGGTACGAGAGGATCTGCTCCAGCACCCGCGGCGTCTCGCGGATCGCGCCCATGATGGCGTCGACCGCGCCGGCTACGGTGTTGAACGCGCCTTCCAGCACGTTCGGGATGAAGTCTTTGAACTTCTGCAGCGCTTCCAGCGGCAGGCGCAGCAGCAGCTGCGGCAGCACCAGCAGCGCGTTGGCCGGGTTGAAGTCCGGGACCTGGAACAGCGACCGGGCGATGTCCTCGGTCATGTCCTGGCCGTAGCGGTAGTCACCGCCGCCGATGACGAACGCGCCGTCTGGAACGTCAGGTACCCACTGGTCGTCAGCCACTAAGACCTCCGTTACATATCAAGTTCAGAGCAGCAGTTCGGCCGGGGGAGCCGGAGGCTTCCGTCCCGGGATGTGCTTGCTGATCCACGTCTGCAGGACGCGGATGTAATCGATCGACAGCTGCAGCCGGGTCTTGGTCGTGTAGTTCTCTTCTTCGAGCTGGTTGACGCGCACGGTCAGGTCCGCGATCTCCGCTTTGAGCGGGGCGATCAGAGTCACCGCGGTCTCGACGAAGATCTGCGAGGCCTCCGCCTCGGTCTTCTCGATCTCGGCAGGCTCCCGTCGCCGGGAGCGCCACTTCTCGCCGTAGATACCGATCGCGATGCCTGCAGGACCGCTAGCCACCGCCAACCAATCCAGGACCGCGGTCACCGTTTCGTGGGGGTGACGTGGCGGCGGATCACGAATCCGAGGACGAACGGTGCAGCCACCGCGTAGATAGCGACCGCCTGATCGATCCACGAGACGTCGAACGTCTTACCGAGGACGAACCCGGCGAAGCCCAGGCCCGCGGCCACAGCGCCGCGCAGCACCGCAGGCTCGGGGACGTACTCCTCGATGCCTTCGATGTCACCGTCTTTGTCCAAGTCCCAGCCCAGGTGCGGGATCTCGAAGCCGCCTGTGTCCAGCTCGGCGAGGTCCATCTCTTCGGTAGGCAGGTCAGACACGTGCAACGGCTGGGTGTCTTCCAGGTCTGGCATAAGCGGGCCTCTCATTCGACCGCAGCCTGATGCTGCGGCAGTGGTGCGGTAGGAATCAGGCCCATTTGCTTGTAGATGTCGAGCTGGGCTTGCTGCTCTTGCTGGGTGAGCGTCCGAGGATCTTGGACACGGAACTTCGGAGGCTCCGGGGTATCCGAGGGAACCCACTGCGCAGCGGGGTTGTAGTGGCTCCGCGGCCCGCGGGCGGGAGCCTGGAACTTCTTGGTCTGCTGAGGCAGCTTGCTGACGTGGATGTTGCCGTTCTCGTCAGCGAGCCGGCGCAGAGAGTCCACATGCACAATCCCGAGCTCCGTGAAGTGCTTCGACCAGTACTTGGCCATCACCGGGTTAGACAGCGAGTGGCCTCCGGACGGGTGGGGGAGTCCCCAGAAAGCCCAGGCGAGGGTTTCCTCCGGCTTGTCCGGGTCGGCGTGTTCTTGGGTCAGAGGTTTGTGCATGTGGCGGGCTCTCTTCTAGGCGTTCAATCCCGACGCGAGTTCAGTAAAACTGAACATCACGCGCTCTGAACGCGTTACGTATCAAGCTCGGCTGCTACAGAATGCCGAGCTGTCCGAGGTTGGAGTTGATGTACTGGATCAGTTCGAACGCCTTGAGGATCGGGTCCTCGGGCTCTTTGTAACCGATCGTGATGGTCCAGCCCTTCGGGCCGTCGGACGTCCACTCGTAGGTGAGCTTGGTGACCCGCTCCACAAAGATCGTGTACGGATCGGGGTAGCCGAGGACCGTGGTACCGACCCGGTCACCGAGCCAGAAATGCCCGTGACCCCGCTCACCGATGATGTACGGGGCAGCGTCGGACACCTGGATCTCGTGCGAGTGCTTCGCCCGGGTAGCCCACTGCTTAGCGCGGGCCGCCATGATCGCGGAGATCGTGAACGCTTTGTCAGCGCCGTCGACCCAACCCTCGTTATAGTGGAAATCCCCGAGGCCGGTGACGATGTCCTCCAGGCCAGCGATCGGCAGGCTCAGGCCTGCTGCGCGGAGCGTGGGAATCTCCATGAACGCGAGGACCACGTTCTCGTACAGCGGACGGGCGACCGCGTCCATGATGCCGCCCAGCGGCGGGAGGTCGATCGCGCCGCCGAACGCGCCGAGCGTGGCTAGCTGGGAGTTGATCAGCGACGTCAGGAAGTCGCCGCCCATGTTGATGTCGGCCGAGATGATCTCGTTCACCCCGGGCATCGACTGCCCGCCGAGCACGAACGACGTGTCCGTGGCCTCGGTGTACGTGAACTTCGAGGACTCGATGCCGGTGTACGGGGACTCCATGAACACCACGTGCGGAGCCTTCGGGTACGTCCCGAGGAACCCGGGGGTGTAGTACTCACCCGGGTAGGTCGGTAGACCGGTGTAGATGTCGATGCCCTCGGTCATGCCGTCCGACGCGATGTTCATCACCGCGCGGACCAAGCCGGTCAGCAGCGACCCACCGAACGCTGTCTCCGAACCCCACCCGGAGTTGTCGACGATGTCCCAGACCAGGCAGCCGTGGCGCAGCGGGATCAGCGAGGCGATGCCCTCGATCAGCGGCAGCCCCAGCTCACCGGACAGCTCTGCGAACGGGTGCGGGTCCTCGCCGTGGAAGTACCGGCGGCACACGATAGTGAGCTGCGAGTCGGCCAGGACGTTCTTCGCGGTGTCGTGGAACGACTTGAACCGGGAGAACACGATCGTCAGCGGAGAGTTGTCCGCGAGGAACGGGAACGGCTTGACGATGTTGCGCCAGTTACCGGGGTTCAGCGAGAACGGGAACCACTCGGAGATGTCCAACGGGTTGTCGGGCAGCGTCCACAGCGAGGACTCCAGGCGGAGGATGTTGACGAACAGCGTCAGCAGCAGCGCCCACTTCGCGGGTCCGAACATCACCCACAGCTTCGGGAACTGGAACTCGGGCCGCAGGAACGGGTTCGCCCAGACGTAGATGTGTTTGAGCTCTTCGTAGTCGTGCTTGAACACGACCTCCATGTAGACGTCGCCCTCTTTGGTCCGGACGATGTCGTAGTGGTCCATGCGGCCCGTCCACCGGGCACCCTGCTTGTCGAACGAGACGTGGACGTTGCGGCGAGCGCGGCCTTTGTGGGACGCGATCCACTTAGCGAGGTAGTGGTCCAGCGAGATCGTGATCGACGCGGTGCCGGTCTCGTTCTCGATGAACTCGAACTTGTGGCTACGCTCCCCGACGAGTTGGCCGCGGAGCTTGTAGTCGCCGTCCCAGAGGCGGATCAACGGCGGGGCGATCCGCTCGTCTTCCCGCTTCTGGCGACGCTTCATGACGGTGTCCCAGAGCTGCTGGTGACCCGCCAGGGTTGTCATGTCTGCGGCGGGAGTTGGCATCAGCTCACCCCGAAGCCGAACCCGCTACGGTCTTCCTCGTAGTACTCTTCGTCGTACTCGGGCTCCTCGGGAGCCAGCTCGAACGAGCCGCCCGTGAGGTTGATGTAGCCTTCCTCGGCCCCGGTGCCCGTGGACTCGAAGCTCAGGACCGGAATCCCGAAGACGCGCAGCGTGTATTTCATTCCAGCCCCCAGGGTCGAGACCAGGCGCGCGGAAGGCGCAGCGTGGCAATCTGCCCGGGGACAGCCCCGGATACGGACAACTTGAACGTGACCTCGCCGGTGTACGGCGGGATGTAGTGCAGGAACCGGACAGAGTTCATCCGCTCCCAGATCGGGGAACCGGACTCCGAAGACACCTGCTCCTCGCGAGGGTCGGAGTCGACGACGACGTTCTCAGCCGGGTACGTGTAGCCCTCGCGGAGAACCACCACGCGGCTGCCGACCTCGTACCCGCCGGTCAGATCGTCCGTATCGACCGTCATGGTCGGGACGTCCACGCCTTGCAGGTCGTCGGTGAACCGGACGACGTACGGGCGACCGCCGTCGACGTTGGTAGCGGTCTCGATCGAGAGGTCGTCGCCTTCCAGACCGGAGGCGTTACCCACCAGCTGCGGCAGGTTCAGGCCGCCAGCAGCGCGTTGGAACGACACGACGTACAGCCGGTCGCCGTCCTGCTCGGTGGTCACCTGGACATCGAGCCCAGCACCTCCCGAGAGCGTGCCGACGTCACCTGTCATCTCGTCGATGTCGATACCGCCGACGCCTTTGCCCGAGGCGTTACCGCCGAACAAGCCGCCGATGAAATCGATGATCCCCGAGATGATGTCGGTGATGACGCCCTGACTCTGGGCTTCGCCGAACGTGATGCGGTACGGCGAGTAGAACCACTCGTTCAGACCCTCGACCTTGACGTAGTTACCGTCGATGTTCGGCAGGTCCGCGATCCGGGCCGCCACCGTAGCCGGCGTCGCGTTGTACGCGATCGGAGCCGTGGTCTGCCCGTCGAGCGTCAGCGTGAACGAACCCGAGGTCGGTTCCCCGACCAGCTCGACCAGTTGGACCTCGTTGATCTTCGTAGACTTCACCCTGACGTCGGCGGAGCCGATCGAATCCAGCCCCACCAACGCGCCCTGAAGGTCGGCGTCGGAGGCGTTGAACGGGATACCGACCGTGGTCTCCGAGCCCAGCGACAGCGTGAACGTGCCGCCCAGAGCACCGCCCTTGAGGCGAACCGTCTGGACCTCGTTCGTCGCCCCGCCGAGAGACACCTCGACGTCGTTGGCGGAGATGCCCTCCAGCGCGATCAGCGCAGCGCGGACATCGTTCGGGGACGCGTTGTAAGCTATCGGCTCTGTCCACTCATCGCCGTACCCGATCTTGAACGTGCCGCCGGTCGGGCGGCCGTCGATGTAGATCTGCTGGACTTCCTCGACGCGCAGACCACCGATCTGCCCGGGCATCCGGATACGCCGGGTGCCGAGCGACGGGTCCTCGTCCTCGTCGAGATCGAGCTTGTAATCCGGGACCGTCCACAGCGTGGCCGGGGACTTCGGAGCACCGAGCCACGGCAGCCCCGGGATGTACGGTTCGGCAGGCTTCTCCGACGACCCGGGCAGCGTCCACTTCGGCCAGATGATGTTGTCCGTCGGGTTCGCGTTCGGGACCGTGATCTCGATGTCCTCGACCGGAAGCTCCGGCTGCGGCCACGGCCACGGCAACGGGTTCGGGTCGAACGTCGTGTCCTCTTGGACCTCGATCGGGTAGACGACATCGTCCTCGTACCAGAACGGGTCGCCCGCGACGACGACCATCTTCGTGATGTTCACCTCCCGACCGCGCGGGTCGGTGACCATGTCAGTCGTCGGGGACTCGAACAGCCGCACCTTCAGGTAGCGGTGCCCGGACTCTCCGGTGGTGATGTGGAGCTTCGCGTCGCGCTTGAACGACCACGCTTTGCGCCACGCCGAATCCCGGCGCAGCCAGGTCTCGTCGTTCTCGTCGTTGAGGATCTCGACGCCGAACACGAGGTCGCGTCGCAGGACGCGGTGGTTCAGGTACCGAGCGCCGGGGAAGTTCCCCGGCTCCTCGTACGTCGCCTTCACCGGCGGGTCGAGCAGACCCGTCACCTCGGTAGCGAGGTAGATCCCCTCGGTGCCGTTGGTGAGGTCGAACCACTCACCGTTGACACCTTCGAGTTCGACGAGGGTATCGGGGTCCAGCAGTCTGGAAGCCATGTAACTCCTCGTTACGTTTCAAGTTAGCGGCGTGTGTAAGTCAAGGCCTGCTTAGCGACCTCGTTGTTCTTCACCGCGATAGCGTCGTCAACCGAGTTGACCTGGATGTTCATGACGTTCCCGAGCGCCTGGGTGCCCCAGTCGAGACCAGCGTCGAGCGCGTTCGTGAGCGCGCCCCCGCCGATGCCGAGGTCGCTCATCGCCTGATCGAGGTTCGCCCGAGCGAACCCGGCGACCGCGTCGGTGCCCTGCTGCCACGAAGAAGCGATCTGCTCACCGAGGAACTGGGCCAGCGTCTTCTGCTCACCCATCTCACCGGACTGCTGCTGCAGCAGCTTGAGCTTGTCGCGCTCCAGAGCGATCCGGTCCTTCTCGGCTTTGATCTGATCCATCTGGTCCTGAATCGCGGCCTTCTCATCCTTGGAACCGGCCTCGTTCTTGGCGACCTGGAGCTCTTTGCGGCGAAGCTCCAGCTCGTCGTACGTCTGCTTGAGATCGTCGAGCTGGTTCTTGACGTCGTCGCCCAGAAGCGATGATCCGGAGGCGAGCTCTGCGGTAGGCGTTGTCAGGGACGAGGTCAGATCCCTAGAGGCGGTAGCGGTCGATTCCAGCGATGTCTGCAACCCGCTGAGGTCGCCTTGCATGCTGCCGAGGTTGAACGCCAGCGACGTGGGAGCGGTGCCGAACGTCTCTTTGAACGCTGAGAAGATCTGCTTAGCAATCTCACGGGCACGATCCAGGACCGGGTCCAGTCCGTTCTCGATGCCGGTACCGAGGCCCTCCATCAGGGCCTCGCCGGCGGGGATCAGCTCTTTACGGTCCTTCGGGAGCGGGCCCTTGACCGCGGCAATCTTGGCGGCGATGCTGCCCGCGAAGGCCAGCACCGAATTCAGACCCTCTTTGATACCGGACAGCAGGCCGTCCATCAGGGCTCTACCCGCGGCCACCAGGATCGAGCCGAAGTTACCAGCAGCGGCGGCGATCTTCCCGCCGAGAGCTTGGACCTCCGCCACAACCTGCTGCGCGCCAGAGGCGGCTGCGGAGACCATCTGGGAGAACGCGGTTTGTACCGCAGACACCGCCGCCGAGAAGGCGTTGGCGATGACCGAGCCCATCGAGCGGAAGATGTTGCCCGCGGTGTTGACTACGCTGCGCGCGCCTGCCGAGACGGCCGCGCCGATGGCGGCGAACGCTGACGAAGCACTGGCCGTGACCGTGGTCCAGATCCCCGACAACAGGCCGGGCAGCGTAGCCAGGGTCGCCCGGATCGAGGCGATGGCTGTAGCGGCCATAGTAGGAATCGAGTTCCACACCTCAGCGGCCTTGAGCTTGATGCCCTCCCAGGCGGCCGGGATCTTCTTTATCAGCTCGATCGCGGCCTGAATCTGGATCGGCGCGAAGTCCATGATGCCGTTGGCTTCACCGTCCGACAGCCCCGGCACCTTCGAGAACGCGGCAGCCAGGCCGTTGATCAGGTCGACCAGCGTCGAGATCGACGCGATCAGACCATCGAGCTCCGTTTTGAAGGACTGGATCTTCTGTGGGTCGGAGAAGAACTCCAGGGCCTTGTTTAGGATGTCGACCAGTCCGCCGCCAAGCATCTGCAGCGTGTCACCCAGACCCGACATAACGTTGTCGAACTTCGACACGCCGTCCGGCCCTGGTGTCGTGAAGTCCGTGACCCATTTCGAGAAGGACTCGCCCGTGCGGTTGATCCAGTCGGAGATCGCCGGCAGCTTCCCGCTGAACTTCTCAGCGAGGTTCAGCAGCCCGTCGACGAACGATGTGAGGCCGGGAGCGGATCGGGAGATGGCCGCGCCGATGTTCGAGATCAGGGACTCGATACGTCCGAGGCCCTCGCCGGAAGTGACCGAGTCGACGATCGACTTCGCAACATCCGCCATGCCCTGAGTGACCTTGGGCAGGTTCGCGGCCAGAGTCGGGATGGCCTTACCGAGCTGGTCGAACACCGGGCCGAACTGATTCTCGACCGCGGCAGACATCGACTCTTTGAGCCCGTCGAACGCGGGCTTGAGCCTCTCGGCAGCGCGCTTGAACCCGTCGATGCCTAGTGCGAGCGCGCCGATAGGAACGGCTACTGCGGCGATCAGCCCGGGCAGTGTGAGAAGAGCGGCTGAGATAGCGCCCAGCGACCCGGCGATCAGCGGAGTCAGCGCCGCCGCCGCCCCGAGGATCAGCATGTACCCCGTGGGGTTGATTCCTGATCCGAACGATGGGGCCTTCAGGCTCCCGAGAGAGTTCGACACTCTGTCCAGAAGCCCTCGGTCCACGTCGGCCTGGACCTTCACGCGGGTGGACATGCCCGCTGTGCTGGCCGCCACCTCCTGCCGGAAGTTCCCCATGTCCGGCTCGACCGGGATGTGGACCTTCATCTTCTCGGCGGATTCGACCGCGGCCTTCAGTTCTCGGTAGAAGCCATCGAGGTCAGGGGTCACCTTGATACTTAGGCGGCCGACCTCTTTCCCTGCAGCCACGAGCTACCTCACTATCTGCCCGTTGCCTGGGCCTTCCGATTGCGGGAAGCAGCCATACGCATGGCCGCGACGGCTCCGAACGAGCCGGGTTTGTACTTCTTCGCCTTGTGCGGCTTCACGCGGGGAACCGGGAACGGTTCGGGCGGGGTCAGCCTGCGACGCTTATCCTTCGACGTGTTCGCCAGTAGGTACATGAACTTGAGTGCTCGGATTTCGTTGACCAGCGCCGCGGTGGTGTACGTCTGGTCATCCCAGCCGCGGAACTGAGGCCCGCCCTGTTTCTCGGACCAGAACCTGCCCTCCCGGGGCAGCTCTTTGATAAGCGCCAGGACCTGGATAGGCCCGAGCCGGGAGGCGGGATCGAACAGATCCGCGAGGTTCATCTGGTACTCAGACCGGAAGTCCGCGTACAAGGCGTCGCCGTAGTCGTCGATCAGTCCTCCGAGCTGGAGGCTTCCCCCACTTGCGTCTCCTCCAGCCAGTAGTTGAGGATCTTGGTGGCGAGGGCGACGTCCTCGTCGACGGCGTCCATCAGAGTCTCGGAGTCGCGTCCCGCAGCCAGTTCGAGGATCTTGAAGACTGCGTCAGCGAGCTTCTCGGCGTCAGCCTCGGTCTTGTCGCCGTCGGCTTTGTAGTTGATCGTCCGGATGGCTTCGAGCTGCGTAAGGATGTCTTTGCGCACGTCTTTGCGGAGGCGCATCACGTTCTTGAGGGACACGGTTGTGCCCTTGGAGATCTGCACCTGAACCGGCGCGCCGTACTCGCGGTCGGCCTCTTCTCGGATGGTGTCGAGGGTCAGAATCTTGCTCATAGGTGGCAGGCCTTTCGATTGGTGACGGGCTAGGTAAAGCGGGAGGTGGGGAGCCGCCCAAGGCCCGCCAAGGTGTGCAGGCGGCTCCCCGTTTGACACGGGTTACGTGTCAAGTTCGAATCAGGCGACGTCGACGGTTACGCCGGAGCCGCCCTCGGTGCTGTCAACGCCCAGCGCAACAGCCAGCGGGCCCGAGATCTCGAAGTCCGAGCCGTCGGCCGTGACCGTCCACGCAGACTCGGCGACACCGTCATCGACGGCACCGATCGCGGTCTTGATCGCGGAAGCGTTGGCGTTGTAGGCGATGTCGCCGGTGGACTTGCCGCCGACCAACAGGGTGTAGTCACCACCGGTAGCGCCGCCCAGATCGAGCAGGTACACGACCGGCGCGTCAGCAGCGTTGAACCAGTCCTCTTCGATCCACTCGTACAGGTTGTACGACTGATAGTCGAGGAAGGTCGCGCGCACCGGCAGAGCGCCGAACTCGTCGGTCGCCAGCGAGATCGCGTCCTCGCGCTTCAGCGAAGCCTTACGGGCGTGGAAGCCGAGGCGAACGTCGTTGTCGACGATCACGATCAGCAGCGCACGCTCGTTCACGACCGAGCCGGACTTCACGCCGAAGATGCCGGGGGTAGCCGACTGGTTCGGGCCGAAGTACAGCTCCAGAGCCGACTCGTCGAACTGGGTCAGGTTGATGACCACGTAGTCCGCGATCTCTTCCGTCTCGACCTCGCGCAGCTTCTTCTTCTGCCACGAGCCGCGGACCTCGGAGTCGCCACCGTCGAAGCCGAACTCGGGCAGATCATCCTCGGAGGTGTGCCCGACGAGCTCCCAGCCGGTGCGGTCCCACGCCTCGGGGTGCTCCAGGTCGATCAGCTTGAGCTGAGCAGGGGTAGGTGCCGCCGTGCCGACCGCAGCGGTGTACACGTACCCCCGCGCGGCAATGAGGACGGCATCATCTTTCAGTGCCATTTGGTTCCTTAGTTCTTAGGGGGCCGGATGCCGAGTCGGATCAGGCCGAAGACGCGCCAGGTCCGGTCAAACGGTGACGGGCCGTGGGACGCGCCCAAGGTCTCGGTCACCGAGTGCAGATAGCCGGCTGGCGTTTTGGTTTGAAGACGTGCAGCGCGGTACAAGACCTCTAGGGCGTCCTCGTACATCTGCTCGGTAGTGGGCAGGTCAGCCGCTGAGTAAGCGGTCATCTCGACCACCGGCTGCGTGAACAGCGTCGGATGCTCCGGGCTGCGGGTACCGCCTACGCGACGGACGGTGATCAGCGGGAACGTGCGGGAGTCGATGTCCTCGACCCACGTCCCGACATGCACACCCGCCAGAGACGGGGCAGTGCTGATCGGATTGGACAGGTCCTCGTGGCCGCGGAGAATCGGGAGCACGACCTCACCGACGATCGGAAGCTTGCCAGCCATGCGCTACCCCCTCTTCCCGCGCTTAGCGCCGGTAGAGATAGCGGTCTGGCCGCCGAACCCGGCGGCACCGGTGAGGATGTACAGCCCCTGCGGAGCCTTCGTGACGCGGCCGTACTTCTCCGGGTCGAAGACACCGGACGGGTAGTGGCCGTACTCGATCGACTCGGGGCTAGGGGCCTCCATGTTGACGTAGGCATCCACCGAACCGTTGGTCCGCGTGATCTTCGTCAGATGGTCCGGGCCGTGGATCTTCTCCCACTGCGTGCTCGCGCGAGCGGCGGCCAGGTTGGCCTTCGCCCGGTCAGCAACCTCGTCAGCTTCGGAGCGCATCTCGTGGACCACACCGGGCAGGTGCGACACGACTTTGTTCAGACCGGATCGCCCGTAGTACAAAGGCATCAGAACCTCCGAACCACGTATTCGAGGCGGGCGGTGCGGCGAGAGCCGTTGTAACGACGAGGGTCGCCGTACACACCCCAGCGCTCACCGCGCCACACAACCTCAGACCCGGACTTCAACTCGGTCGTGAACGACCGGGGGAGCCGCATCGTGTAGACCTGCTCGGTCACGTCGCCGATGTCGTCCATCTCCGCCCGACGGGCAGACGTGCCCGACTGGTTCTGGATCTGGAAGCGAGCGACTGTCTCGACGCCGGTGGCAGAAGGGCCGACCAGGGTGTTGCCCAGCCTGTCCTTCCGAGTCACCTCGGGGTACACCGTTACGGGCTCGTAGTTAGCCCCGTCGTCCAGAAGCCCGCTCATCAGTAGCCCCAGTACAGCGGGGAGCTCTGCTGGAACACCTGCCACTCGACCGAGCCGAACGCCGGGTATTCACCCGAGCGCTCCAGCGGAGTCTTCGGGCGGACGTTGAGCACGCCGACGTTCTTGGAGAGCCCGAGCTGAGCCCACTCTTTGTCGGTGATCTCGATCGCCCCGGTGTTCAGCCGCCAGTTGAGCTGGTACGAGTAGTTGCCATCGGTCTCACCGATGTAGCCGTCGGGGTTGCGGATCAGGCGCGTGACCGCGGAGGCCTCGACTTTGATAACCCGCTTGAGGTAGTCCTCGTCCTCGGCTTTGTCGTCCAGGTCGGGGATGCGAGAGCGGATCTCGATCTCGGCGTCCTCTAGAAACGTCTCGACCTGGGTCTCTTCGTCATCGGTCAGCGGCCGCCCGAGCCGCGCGACCACGTCGCTGGGCTCGGCGTATGCCATTAGGCTGACGCCTCCAGATCCGCGATACGCTTCTCCAGCTTCGCAATGGCCTCGTTGACGGTGTCAGCGGCCGCGACAGCAGCCTCCGGCTCGGTGCCGATCTCGTAGCCGGTGAGGGCCACGTCGGCCCCGTTGAGTACGACGTTGGCGGTGAGGGCCTTCGTGTTGACCGTGCGCGTGGTGGGTACGTAGTTGGAGTGGGTGTGGTCACCAGCGGCAACCGTGCCCGCGGCCGTACCCACGTTGAGCAGTGCGGAGTCGCCGAGGTCGGTGACGTCGGCCGCCTCGTGGGTGTGCGCGGCCGGGGGGAAGTCCTCGGGGACATCGGTGATGTCGGCGTAGGCGTGGGTATGAGCTGACGGAGGGAAGTCCTCCGGCTTGTCAGCCACATCGTCCCAGGAAACCTCGACCTCGTCGGGCTCTTCTGTTTCCAGGTCAGCCAGCTTGGCGATGATCTCGGCGTCGCTGAGCGAGCCCAGCCATCCCCGGACCACGGCCCCGTTGAATGGAGCAGTCATATCTACCTCCAGGTAGTGGTCGGGACAGTCGGGTAGGGGCTCCCGAAGGAACCCCTACCGTTCTGTGTCAAGGTTGGATCAGTCGTCGCCCGGCTCTTCGTCGTCGACGAACTTGACGAACGCCTGCTTGTCACCGAGCAGCCAGCCGAAGGTGACCTCGATCAGGATCGCGATCTGGTTGGTCTGCCACATCGAGACGCTCTTCGAGTTGGCGTCAGTCAGGGTGGCGGTGTCCGACATCTTGATGCGGATCTCGTCAGCGAAGCCGAACTTCAGCTGCGAGAAGTCGCCGCCCACGATGCGGGTCTTGGTGTCGGTCGCAGCGCCCAGGTCGCCGCCGACAGCGCGACCGAACTGAGCCGGGAGGCCCAGGACGTCGCCGGTCTGAGCGGCCAGGTTGACGCGGCTCGGGTCCACGTTGCCGTTGGCGTCGCGGTAGGCCTGAGCGCGGAGCAGGTGAGCGCGGAAGCGCGGGTCGACGGCCCAGCCGTTGAACTCCACGTCGGTGTTCTCCGACACGAGGTCGTAGCCATCGAGCAGGCGGTCCAGCAGCGGCGAGGAGCCGGTCTGCAGGTAGTTAACGTTGGTCGTGTTGACGACCACGTTGTCGGAGTCGATGCCCTGGAGCACCGAGCCGGTCAGCGGGGACTTGCCGTGGAACACAGCGAGGTCGATACCGCGTCCGATGGCGTAAGCCAGGTCGCCCTGCAGCTTGGTGTACAGGCCGGCCGGGTTCATGCGAGCGAACTCTTCCGACACGGTGACGATGGTCGCCAGCTTGATCGGCGAAACCGAGCGGGTGTCCCACGCGGTGCCGGACAGCGGCTTGACGCCGCCTTCTCGCTGCTCGTTCGACGTACCGACGCCGACCTGGCCCACCTCGGGGCGCTTCACGGTCGTGGGGATGATCGTCTCGCCGTACGAGATCGGAATCTGCTCACCCATGCGCAGGACGAGCGAGCTCTCCTGGGCCTTGTCGAAGATGGGGCCGACGATCTCCTTGGGGAGCAGGTCGGAGGGGACGTGGGCCAGACGGCCCTGGTGGTTGCTGCCCGCGGTGTCGGGAGCGAGTTCTCCAAGAGTTGCCACAGGGGGCTCCTTACTTGCCTAGTTGGGTTTGCATGAGCGCGGTGAAGGCCACCGCAGGGTCGTTGCTCGGGGCTTCTGTGCCGAGGCCTTGCGAGCGGTCGACAGCGGCCACGGGGCCGTTCTTGAGGCCGAACAGGGTCTTGAGGCTCTCGGCGTGCGTCTTGAGCGCTTCCTCCGAATCGCCCTGCAGCGTGTTCGCGAACGTGAACAGCGGCGTGGGATCGGGGGTGAGAGCCTGGACCGCGGTCACCAGACGGTCGAAGTCGTGCTGCTTCTCGGACGCGGAGGTAGCCGCCTGGGCTGCCTGGGCTTCGAGAGCCGCGAGCTTCTCCGCGAGACTGTCGCGCTCGGTCTCCACGGTGCGGAGCTGAACTCGGTAGTTCGCGGCCTCGGTGTTCGCCTTCGAGAGCTTCTCGCGAGCCCAGTCAGGCAGGTCCTCGCTCTTGGGAGCGGGGGCCGCCGGAGCCGGGGCAGCGGGAGCTACGGGTTCGGGCGTCGAGGGGGTGTCGGTGGGTTCGGTCATCTGTGCCTCCTGGGCGTGGGGTGACTCCTGCTCCTGGCAGGTCGGTCGGGTTGGCGGGCTAAGCAGCGAGTGCTGCGTACTGCTGTGCTGATATCTCGCCGCGCTCCAGGCGACGGCGAAGGGCGTTGATAGCCAGCTCGTTACGAGTAAAGGGCTGGCCCTTTTTCTTACCGCTCTTGTGGACAAGGCCTTTGTCCTCAAGGTCGATGGCTTCCTTGGTGGCGTCTCCCCACAGGTCGAGGGCGCGATCGGCAGCTTCTTTGCCGAACCAGTCCTCGTTACGGAAGACGGGGATCACCTTGCAGTCACACCCGGTGTGCCACTGCTTGATCTCTCCGCCGATGTCGGCGAAGTAGGTCTCCTGGTCGTTGTTCTCGAACAGCTCCAGAGCGTGTTCCGTATCAAGGTCGAGACCGGCGGTCTCGGCCCGGACGTACGTAGGTCCGCGGCTGATCAGCATCAGGCACCAGGCGCAGGTCTCCCGGCCCGTCGCGACGCGAGCCCATCCCCGCAAGACGCGGGGTTCCGGGTCGTTCTCAACGGCGTGGATGATCTGCTGACGGCCTGCGTTCTCCACCTCGCGCACCGCGCGCAGCGTCAGGTGAGTCAGCGCGTCCCCGCGGGTGTCCGCCTGCTGCATCCGCTCACGAGCCGGGTCCATGTTCTCGACGAACTTCTCGAACGTCGTCCCCTCCAGGGGCCGATCGTTACGAGGGAGATCCGGGTGGTGCTGCGCCCGCTGCGAGTCGTAGAACCTGCGAGCCAGCACCGATGCCTCTGTGCGCCGGCGCTGGATCTCGGGGAACAACAGGTCCAGCAAGCGCAGCCAGTCGAACATCGTCAGCGCGGGCTGAGCGAAGAACCCGGCCACGTTCCTGACGTGCCGGACTACTGCGGCGGAGATGAGGAGCTGCGCGGCGGCGTACTCCTCCGGGTTCACCGGGTCTTGGTCCGGTTAAATCCGGAAGGCGACGTCTGCGTCTCCGTCTTGGTCTCGGTGACCGCCGGCTTCGGCGTAGCGTCAGCCTGGGCTTTCGTCGTGGAGTACAAGGTGTCGATCATGTCCTCGGTCTCCTGCTTGTCCCAGTCGCGCATCTGCTCGCGCTGAGTAGCGGTGTAGCCGAGGTCGATGCGAGCCTGCTCCTTCGGGATCGGACCCTGGCCGTTGGCGTACAGCTTCGACACAGCGTCAGCCTTAGCGGCGACCGTCGGAGTCGACGGATCGCGCCAGACTGTCTCCAGCCGGGTGTACTCCTCGGTGACCTCGCGGCCCATGATCTGCATCGCGATCCGCATCGCACGCTCCCAGGCACCGCCGAAGATCCGGCCTTTACGCTCGGCCATCTTCACGATCCGGGAGTCGGTAGCGATGATGGCCTCAGCCGAGGCGGGGTTCTCCGACGAGGACGACAGGTACTGCGGAGGCAAGCCGGTGATAGACGCGGCCTCTTTGCGGAAGACCTCCATCTCCTCGGCGAAGTTCCGCAGCTCGGCAGCCTTGAACTCGGAGATCTTGGCGGCCTCAGAAGCGAGCGTCAGGATGCGTCCGTAGTAGATGTCGAGCGTCGTGTTCTCGCCGTCGTTGGTCAGCTCGTCGGTGGTGACACCGGAGATGACGCGGAGCGGGGTGCCCAGGATCTGGGACGCCGACTGCAGGTTCATCAGCGTGCGAGACGCGGCGTCGGTGACCTTGCGCAGCTCCGGAGAGATCTCCGAGCGGCCGTAGCGGTTACCGAGGCGCGGGTCGTTGGTCAGCGGCACGACCGGTACCACACCGAGCCCGTGGCGGATGACGTCCCCGTCGACGACCCACTGGTCGTTAAGCCCGCCGTTGCGGCGGAGCGGGACAGTCTCGTCAGGCAGATACAGCGTGGCTCGATCCGGGACCGCGACGTCGTCGCGCGTCGTGTAGAGACGGACAGCCCGGGTGACCCGCCGGGTGTTGCGCGGGTCCAGCTCGGCGTACATATACAGCGGAGACTCGACCCGGATCAGCGGGATATCCGCGGGGTCTCCGGACTCGACGTCCGGGTGACTGACCGTGATGTACGCGCGGCCGAACGTCAGCGAGTCGTCGTGTCCGAGGACCGACTCTTCGTCCAGGTCGTTCGCCTGCCACCAGTTCCAGAGCTCTTCGAGCCCCTCGGAATCCTCCGAGATACGGAACCCCTCGATGTCCAAGCGATCGGACAGAGTGCGGAGGTAGGTGGCGACCCAGCCTGGTTGGACGTCCAGGTAAGCCAGCTCCGGTGGAGCGCCGATCCCGATCGTCTTCAGCCGGCGCGTCCCGTTGCGGTAGGCCTCGGCTTCCAGCAGGTTCGGCAGGTCCCGTGCGAGGAGCCCTTGCAGTCGCTCGACGTGCTCGTGGTAAGTCGTCATCGCAGCAGACCCGCCCCCTTTCCTGTGTTGCTCTTGCTGAGCAGGAAGTCTTGGCGCGAGCCCCAAGCGAGGACAGCCGTCACAGCGGCGTCGATCTTGCGCTTGGATTCTTTGCCAGGTTTCCTGATGCTGATTGCGTCGTATATCGTCGGGTGCTGGTGCGCGTTGGTGATGTGCGCTTTGAGCACCGGGTTGTTGTCGTGTTTGACCTCGCCCGCCAGAACAGCGTCACGGAACCGCTCGCAGTCCAGCGCGAATCGCTTTTGCTGGCCGCGCATATCGAAGGCGACCGGGTTACCGGGGGAGGCGTTGATCTTCAGCTTGCGCCGGAAGTCCTGACCCCAGGCGTCGACCGACTGCTCGAACTCCTTGACGTCCGCACGCATACCGACGACGTCGTACTTCTCGAACATCGACCGGACGTACGCGTCCACGTCCTGGCGCGGGACCTTGTGCCCCTCGTACTTCTCAGGCACCCAGACCTTCACCAGGAACAACGCCCCGTCCTCGACCCGGCACGCGGTGAGCGCGGTGTGGTCGTTGGACAGCGAACCGTCGAACCCGAGCGTGATCCGCTCGCCCTTCCTCAGCGGAGGCAGGTTGATGTCGTGGTTGCGGTCCCACTCAGACGGTGCGATCCACGACTCCTCGGTCGCGTTGACCTGGTTGAGGAACTTCCGTCGGGACTCGATGACGTCGTTCTTCGCCGTCAGGACCGACATCAGGATGTCGTCGAGCGGGAGCCAGATCGAGTCGCCACGGGCGATCTCCAGGCCCTTCATGAGCTGGGCGACCCCGGCCTCGTACCCCTCGGGGTCGTCGGACGGGAACGGGATCTCGGAGACCGGCGTGTCAGCCGGGGCTTCCAGGGCGTCGTAGAGGACACCGGTGTCGATAGCGTCGCCTGCCAGGATGTCCAGCCAGTTCAGGTAAGACATCTCCGCGACGGTGTCGTCGCCGGGGCGGTGAGCGTTGCAGATCGACAAGGTGCGGGCACCGTCGACCTTGGTCATGTTGCCTTCGATGACCTCGGCCATCTGATGGCCGTCGTTGACCTCGCCGCCGGGGCCTACTCCCCACCACTGCGTCTCGTTCTGGACGACGAACGTCGGGCGGTTACCCTCCATCGACGCGGGGGACGCGGTAGCGGCTTCTAGCCGGCCGCCGATCTCGGAATAGATGATGAAGCGGTTGACGGACAAGCCGTACTCGGCCTTCAGCTTCTTCGAGACCATGATCGGGAACAGCGAGAACGTGTTCTTCGTCTGGTCCTGGGAGACCGCGGCGATCGTGATCCACGCCGCGTGCCGGGTCTTGCCGACCGGGTTACCGTTGTCGTCGAAGTGCGAGAAGGCGACTGGTCCGCAGAGTTCGGCGAGCGCGAGCGCGCCGATCATCGGGTCCTTTCCCCAGCCCTTCATCCGGCGGAGCGTGCCCTCGCGGTAGGCGTACTTCCCTTGGTCGTCGACCGCGTACCACCAGGCGATGAATCTCGCCTGCTCCAGCGTCGGGACGAACGGGCCGTCGCCAGCGGGGGAGTTGACGTACTCGAACAGCCAGCTGATGATCTGCCAGCCGAGAGTCTTCTCAGGCAGGAACCATGAGCCGTCTTCGTACTGCCGCCAGGTCGGCCCCTGGATATGCGACGGGGCGGGGAGTAGCGACTCCGGGTAGTGAACCGCCACTCCACCTCCTCGTTACGTATCAAGTCACAGAGCGCAGAAAGTCCGTCGCAGGGTCGATGTTGTAGCTCACGTGCGTGCCTGTGCCGCGGATGAAGAACAGACCAGCGTCCAGCACCGCGCGGATCAGCGCGATCAGCTCGAACGTCGGGTTAACCCCGATCTCCAGAAGCTGGCGCAGGATCGAATCCGGACCAGAGAACACCCGGGACATCATCACGACCTTGTAGATCGCGGTCTTCATCTCGCCCGAGTCGCCCTCGCAGTCGGTGTACAGGTCGCCTTTGTGGGCGTAGTTCCTCCACCAGTCCGGGGTGTCGACCATCAGCTGGTCAGCGATACCGTGCGACTTCGCCGAGGGCATCTGACCGCCCGGGTCGGGCCACACCTTGCCGGTCTCGCGCATTGGGTTGCCGAACGTCACGGCTCCGCGCACGTGGTCTTTGACCCAGTGCAATCGTCCGGTCACCGGCTTGATGTGGTACTCCCACAGCTCGGAGGTGACGATCGCGCCTTGCGAGTAGCCGATCATCGACAGCCCGTAGCGCTCGATGCGACGACGCTCTTCCTCCAGGATGCGAGTGGCCTCGGTGACCCCGTTCGCCACGGACGGCCCCATCGGGAACGCCTGCGCGGTGTACGGCGGGCCTACCGGACGCCACAGGTACACATCCCCGAGACGTCTCGCGACGTCAGCGTCCGGGCCTACCCACCAGGGGACTCCTGTCCCGGAGACGGTGAGCAGTACCGGGCGGGTGTCCTCGGGAGCCGGAATCCCCAGCGCGCGCAGATCGTCGTCGGAGACGATCCCGTCGAGCGGCTGGAACGTCCGGGACTCGTACTCGGTCTGCCACGCCTCAGCCCGCGGGCCGAACTCGTCGGTGTCCGTGGGCAGCGGGCCGTGGACGCGGGCGTACCCGGCGAACCGGGCCGCCATCACCTCGCGCCAGCGGCGCACCGTAGGGTTCCGGTCGCCTAGCTTAAGCGGCATGGAACTTCTGCTCGGCAGCCAGCCACTTCTGGATCTGGACCTGAGCAGCGGTGATGTCCTCGGGCTTGACGCGCTTCAAGATGCGCTTCGCCAGCTCGGGGTTGTTCGTCGGATCGTCGGAGTTCGACACCGCGTACAGCAGCGCGATCGAGACCGGGTCGCCGTAGATCACAGCGAGCTTCTCGACCAGCTGGATATGGACGTTGGCGTCCGTCGACCAGGACAAGCCGGCGATCGTGTCGACCTCGCCCTCGTGGGGCCAGTGCAGCGGCGAGCGGGACTTGCGCTTGTACTTGGCCTGCTGGCGAGCCAGGTCCAGCAACTCACGCTGTTCAGCATCGGTTAGAGCAGACAAGAAGTCGTCCTCTTCGTGAAGTAGTTGCAGCAGCGCATCGCCCTGGGCGAGCGCGCGGTTGTAGCGGGCTTGTCGATCCGCGAGACCGTTGGTGCCGCCGTTGATCCGGCGGGTGACCGTGTTCAGGTCGCGGCGATCGGACAGCTCGTTGATGTCCGGACGGGCGACCGTCCAGTACCAGGCAGGGCCGATGCCCGCCCACTTCAGATCAGCGAGCTCGCGGTAGTTCACGACGAAGTAGTCCGGAGTCGGAACCATCCCGAACGCGTACGCCCACTGCGAGAACGACCGGTAGTTGTAGTCCCAGGTGATCTGAATCCACGTCCGGCCGATGTACGGCGCGTACCGCCCGTTCTTGGCGATCTCCTCGGTGTACTGGAACGACCCGGACTCGTGCCCGATCTGAGCCAGCCACATCGCGATGCGGTTGACGTTCGTGCATTCGGATTCCCGGAGGCCCGAGCGAACCGCGGGCAGGATCTCCGCCGCGCGAGCTTCGCTCAGGCCGGTGGCCGCCGCCAGGATGGGGGCTGCGGACGCCGGGGCGCTACCCCTCCGGAAAGTCGAGTAGCCGTCAGCGCGGATCTTGCGCGCGATGAAGTCGGCTGTCTTCGGGTTGCCGTAGGTGTTGTAGCCACATTGCGCGTGCATTGGGTCTTTTGGACTGTTCCAGTCTTGACCCCAGAACACGGTGCCCTCGTAGAACGCGAGGAGCTCTCGCATCGTGGTAATCTTGGTTTCGTCGAAGCCCGCGTAGCTGACCTTGAACGGGTGCGAGTTCCAGTTCAGATCCATCGCGGTGCCGCTCAGGTGGTTGGACGATGGGACCGAGTTGGTCGGCGTCCAGCACGCGGAGTCCGCGTCGCGCAGCGGCTCGACGTACGCGTGGAAGTCGGCGGCGAACGCGCGCAGGATCGCGAGGGGCTGGCCCTTGGCGATCTGCAGCGTGACGCTCGTGCCGGGGATCTTCGTCCACTCGCACTCATCTGCGTTGACCATCGGCCACCCGTTCTCGGAGTGGCTCAGGCCGTAGACGACCCTCGGCATCAGCGCTTGAACGGGTTGATGGCGTTGATCAGCTGCTCGGGGAGCCGAGACAAGTCGGGGAACAGCCCGATGATCTTGTCGTCCAGCCGGGACAGATCCGGGATCTTCGCCAGGATCTTGTCGTCGAGGTCAGCGAGGTCGGGCATCTTCGCGGTAGCCCGGTCGATGACCTGGTTCAAGAACTCGGGGTGAGCCCGGAGGTAGTCGAAGACCGCCTTCACAAGAGCAGCGGCGAACATGGTGATAAGGCGGTTCATGAAGTCCTTAGTCGGTAGCGGCTTCGATCAGGTCCCACAGGTCGGAGTCCTCTTCTGGGACGTCGATCAACCAGCGGTCCTGGTGGTGCGTCACCCGGACAGGTCCGGGCGGTAAAGTCAGCGCGAGCTCTCCGTTGAACGGCTTCACGCGCACGACGCGGGGCGTGATGATCACGCCGTCCTGCTCGCGCAGGTCGCTAGAGAAAGTCCAGTGCGAGTCGTCGGGGCGTCCGGAGATGTCGCGCACGGTGGCGGTCACATCAGGCATCAGGCTCCTTACGCCGGGGACAGCGGAACCGCGATGCTCGCCCAGCTCGATGTACCGGACAAGATCGCGGCGAACGTCGCCGCGTCGTCGTGGTCGCTGCCCGAGATCGAGCCGCCGGTGTTGTTGTAGGCGACGAGGTTCGTGCCGCCGGAGGGGGTGATCGTGCGGTTCTGGTCGAACCCGAACGCCTGGAACACCCGGCCCCGCGTCGGCGGGGCGGAGACGTTGTGCGAGGCGCTGGTGCCGGAGCCGAACGCGGTAGCAGGGGTGCCGATCGAGCCGACGTTCTGGTACGCGACCGCGTACCCGCGAATCCAGTTAAAGCCGTTCTTGTCGAGCGTGATCGTGGCGGTCGAGCCGCCTACCCCGGAGATCGAGTAGACCCGGAGCCAGCCGGTCGACGACGTGTTGTTCAACGCGACGCTGGCGACGTGGGTCATCGCGGAAGCCCCGTAGGTCACCGCGGCCATCGTGGTGTCACCCAGCTGCATCAGCGCGACCAGAACAGTCGAGTTCGCCGACGGGGTGATGCTGAGGTTCGTGTCGCTGGTGCCCTGGCCGACCGCGGACACCGCGTCGAACTCGACGGTGACTGTCGAAGCGGTCCAGATCTCGGTAGTCCCGAGGCTGATCGTCTCGATCTCGGTAGAGCCGAGAGCGATCTTCTCGAAAGCCGTCGTGGCGAGCGAGATACCAGCCACGTCGACCTCCTAGGCAGAACGGAAATACAGAGTGTTCGAGTCTTTTGTGCCGATCGCGTTGTACTGCGCCTCGGTCCCGACCCAGATAGTCAGCGTCCGGGCACCGGAGTTGTCCGAGCCGGCGACGTAGCCGGTAGCCAGCTTCGACAGCGCGATATCCGCCCCGGAAGCGACTTTGGCGTTGGTCACCGATCCGTCGGTCGGGGTGCGGGTGTCCGACAGCCGGGAGTCGTTGCCTTGCGCCGCGGTGCCCGCGGTGGTGCCGTAGGCGACGTTCAGTGTCCGGTTCGCGGACAGATCCCCGCCGCCGGTCAAGCCGGTACCCGCGGTGATCGTGGTGGTCTTGTCGGCTTTCGCGCCGATCTGACCGGCGACCGTGGTCGCGAAGTTCGGGTCATCGCCCAGCGCCGCGGCCAGCTCGTTGAGCGTGTCCAGCGTCGCCGGTGCCGAGTCGACCAGCGCGGCGGTGCCGAGAGCCACCCGGGCGTCCACCGCGGCCTCGTCGAGCTTCTCGTCGATCGCGTCCTGGAGACCGGTGACGTTAGCGATCGAGTGGGTGTGCGAGCTCGGGGTGAACGTCGACGGCTTGTCGGTGACGTCGTCCCATGCCACCGAGCCTGCCTCGGGCGGGTTCGAGACCAGGTACGCGGCGATAGCCGAGTCGAGGTCGGTGACATCCGCGGCGACGTGGTCGTGCGCCTCCGGTGGGAACTCGGACGGGACGTTCGACAACGCGTCCCAGTCCGCTGACGGCGGGTTCGCGTCGAGGTAGCCGTTGACAGCGTCAGCGAGCAGTTCAGCGGAGGTGTCCGGAGGGACCGCTACCGAGGTGGCGATCAGGCCCCACAGACCGGCGTCGGTCTCGGGCACCTCGATGAACCAGCGGTACTCGCCGTAGACGACGATCGCGAAGCCGGGTTCCAGCTCTACGCTCAGCGCGCCGTCCACCGGGTTTACCCGGACCTGCTTCTGGGTGAGGATCGAGCCATCCTGCTGGCGGAGCACGGTCGAGAACACCCACTGCTGGTTATCGGGCTGACCGGTGACGTCGCGGACGTCGGCGGTGATCGTGACGGTCATACCGGCCTCTCGTAGGTTACGTGTAAAGGTGAGCCCGTTTACCGGTGGAGCTCATACCGGCCAGGGGCGACCGCTCTTGGTTACTGGCTGGTCTCGCCTGCCTGGCAAGTTGGCCCGCCTAGAGGCCTGCGACCGGCGCGCAGCCGCGGTTTGGGCATAGGCGGGGTTTGCAACGGTTCCTGAGCACGAATACCGCCGTCGTCACGGCGGACCGCCTCAGTCGGGACGTTGCGCCCGGGTCTTAGGTGCGTTCTTGCACTTCAACGCCGAACCCCGGTCTTGATGACCGTCCGCTTCCCGGGTTTGGGCGGGACGATCTCTTTGACGTGGGTCCATGCGGCCTGGTTAAACACTCCGATGAGTTCCCCGTCTTCGTCCCAGATTCTCAGAGGCTGGTCGTCGTCGACGGTTACGCCGGAGCCGCGCGGGTATTCGAACGGTTGACCGTTGCGGTCGTAAACAGTCACTGCCATGCTTTTTCCTTTCGACGGCAGTTCGTGACACGCGGTTACGTGTCAAGTCTGGTGGCAGCCCCAGCGGGGGAGCACCGGAAGGGGAGCGCTCAACCCCGCCGGGGACTGCGGTCTCTAGCTCGACTTCGGCTTACGGAGAGCGCGCTCGAACAGCTCGCCCATCGTCGTCACCGACGCATCCGGGCCGTCTGACTTCGTCCGCTCCACCTCGATCCGAACCCGCCGCCTGTCACCTTCTGAGACCAGAAGCGATGACAGCATCTGATTGACGGCTACTAGCATCTGCGACGAGGGCTTGGAGGATTTCAGGAGCTGGTCGGCGAAGTGGAGGGTGAACTTCGCGTAGTGCCAGTCCGACGGCTGATAAAGCGCGGCTTGCGCCGACTCGGCTAGAGAGTTGTAGAGGTCTCGGACGATCGGGTGAGGATCGGTGAGACCGAGCGGAGGGGACTTCACGGGTCCGGAGACGGGGAGAGTAGTGACCTCTCCGTACTCGGTGGTGTTGCGCCGGACGCGTTCGTCCGATCGCTTAGGCACTGGACCCGGCATGACGCCTCCTGGGCTCGGGGACGCCTGGTCCCTCCTAGTTGCTTCTACGCCCCGGGTGGCGGGGCGGTGGCCGCTTCTTCATCGCTCGCAGCTTCGCGCGCTGAGCGACACCTTCCATCGCGGACTTCCGCGCATGGCACGGTCTGCACGACACCTGCAGAGGTGACGACTCGTCGCGGTAGCGGACGTGATCGACCTCGGTAGCCATCCCTGTACAGATGTCCGGGTATCGGATCTGGCAGCGGTGACCAGCCGCCCGCAGAACCTCGCGGCGGATGCGAGGCCAGTCGGCCGGCAGACGATCGCGCCGGTCAGATGACTCCCAGCTCACTCAGCAGCGTTCTCCATCGCCGACCGGACCAGGTGCTCTGGTAAAGTGATGGTCCCCCCTGGACGGTCCCCGACGATGAGGCGAGCCTTCCACAGACCATCTTCGTCCTCGAAGATCTCTCCTACTCGGATGCTGGCCGATGCGGTCATGTTTCCCTCCCTAGTGACATACCTGACAAACGTAACCCGCTGCGGGCCGCTATATGAGGTCCTAGCTGACTCGCGGACTGTCGCGCCTTCTCGTGAGCGATGTACTCCGCCATCTCCGGTGAGTACCGGAACCGCTCGCCGTTACCGGGCTGACGGTCGTCCTTGAACCGGTCATGGAGTACGGCCTCGGCTACGAAGCCGCCGGGCAGAGTGATCAGTGGGATCACCGGGGCACCGTAATCGCTCGACAGGTTCCTCATCCTCTTGGAGAAGAGCTCGTCGGTGTTCGAGAGCCCGATCTTGACGAAGCCGTCCGGGAGCAGCGCTATGTAGCAGATACCTGGGAAGGCGCTCAGATCGTGGTACTTGGATGCCAGCAGCGGGTTGGCCCTCGCCTTGTTGTCGTACGTCAGACGTACGGCGTCTTTATGGACGCCGCACAGCGGGAGGTTGCAGTAGACCTCAGCCTCTGGCTCTCCGCAGAGTTCCTCGGTCTCTCGATCCGAGATGTAACAGCACTTCACCTTGACAGCTCCCTTCCTGTTACATGTCAAGTAACGTACCCGACCAAAGTGACAACAGGAGTGCTGTTATGTATCAAGTTGCTACGTAAGTTACGTACCCAACAGAACCACTTTGTGATGGCCGGGGCCTAAACCCCGGCCCTTCAACGGGTTGGTACCTCGCTCCCTCCGCTCGGTACCTGCGATGCGCGCGGCAGCGCGCTAAAAGGGGGTAGTCTCTCTCCGTTCGACTACCCCGACAAGAACCTATGTCGGGGTGCGGTCGCTCGGCAGAGCCTCGCTCCCTTACCCCTCCATAGGTAAGGAACCCGCCACTTTTGCGTTTCACCCATAGAATGTGACGCACTTCACACGAATATCTTCCTACGCGGGCGTCAGCCGGCGACGTCTCTGCGGCCGTCTTCGCTTGTCTCCGGTGCTGTCTATCGATCCGCACCGTTCGTCCGTCTACGGGGCTCTCAGGGGGCATTACGGGGCCTTCTAGGCCCGCGCTGTTCCCTCCGTCGACTTCCAAACCCGTACAAAATCTGGCAGCCGCA